TCCTCCTTCAGCGCGGCTTTGATTTCGGTCTCGGTTGGCTTGTGTCCGCCGAGTATCAGCACAAGCAGGTTTCGCATCTTGTTATAGCTATTACATGCGGAGACAATCTTGGCACCCGAAAGATTGCAAGTCTTAAAACTACATACTATCTCGTCATCAATTCCGCGAATGTATGTAATCTTATCGCCGAGTGTGTTTTTGCTTACTTCAATAGTCAATGGTGAATGTTGTTCGGTCATGTCATTCCTCCAGTTTAAAATGCGTATTGATGAGAAAGCAACTTACGCAATGCGGCTTTTTCCTCGTCTTGATATTCAGGATTATACCATTCATCACGAAAGGTAGATGTATATTCAAGCTCCTCTATCTGCCCTTTTGTTATCAGATAGGTTGAGGTATTACCATCGCCGCTTACAAACTTACGCCCCGATCTCCGGCGCGGACGCATTACAGTATTGCCCGTATAGACCCGTACCTCTCCTTCATATGCAGTCAAGGCAATTATACGGTGATACTGCAAGTTTTCCGAATCCAGAAATGCCTTGACCTCGGTGCGGAACGCATCCGCCTCGGTGCGGGTACACTCGACGGAGTGCCGAATACTCATAGTTTCCTCCATAGTTTCATTAACCAGCTTACCCATGACTTGCGGCGCGGCACGAATACAATTACGTCTGCTGATAGCCGGGCAATCACCCGCCCGTTCTCGCGGTATGTGAGTTTCATGCATCCTCTCTTGTTATGCCCGGACTTGTCGGCCGGCCAATGGTAGTTACGATCACGAGAGACCCTATCATACTTCGGCTTGTTTAACTCCATGTATCCAGATCGGGGCAAGGTAAACAAAGTGATCCGATTTCACTACTTCCCTATTCGTATCGGCAGCTTGTTTCATTGCCATTACAAGGTACTTATTCCATAGTTCGGGTGTATAGACATAAACTTCATCATACGCACTGCACCCGCCGAATGGACGGCCCTGGAATTGCACCACGTGTATTTCTCGCCGCCATTCACCGAACGTATCCCGGCTGTTATGATTCACGCCGATATATTGAGTATCTCGCATGAATCTTGTAATCTTGCTATCCATCGCCCGCCTCCTGTTAAAGTTTCCCGGACTTGCCACCGGGTTGTGCATTACGCCCCGGCGAACCGGGGGGCTCTGCTCTAATATGGCCTGACAGAAACTTGTTTATACGATTCCGGCCCCATTTGTACTTTGATAAATGTGCACTTCCACATCTTGGCACCGTCTTCAGTGGCAAATACTTCAGCGTCCTGTTTCATATTATGCAAGCCCCACATACGAAACTTATTCAGGTATGCTGTTTCGCCGTCTTGCGTTGTATAGGTGATTATAAAGCCTTTGCTTTTCGTTTCCATTATACTCCCCTTGTTTAGTGTGTCCTGTTATGGTTTAACTGCCGACCGGATCGCACCCGGTTATTTGGCTGCTCTGTACCGCGCCTGGATTTTAGCGTTCGGGTAAACTGGTTCCGCGCCGAATCGAGAGAACATGATGTCAGCGATATACTGTTGATCGTGATTACTCAGCCGCGCCAGTTCTGACCGTTTGAATATCCAATAACGCGACAGATCGGTTTCACGTTCAGTAACTCTCAATTCGATTTCGGTAAACGCCCCCGTTGCGAATCTCATTGTGTCCCCCTTGTTATTTGTTTAATTCTGTCATCTTATCGGTTGTAATGATACTAAACAATTTTTATTTTACATTCCCCTCCCCCCTAAAGGGGGAGGGGGAAGGATGTGAAATTAATTTTAATTACTGAACAGTCTTTATTTCTGGTAAATATTTTCCATACCGTTCAGAAATGAAACTGAATAATGATGCTTGCCGACTCATTGAGTTTGTCATATTAGTGTCCCGCATGAGTTCGGTGCATGCTCCATGAAAACCATGCAATTCATTCCAGGTATAGGAAGGTTGCTCACCAAAGAGCATTTCGTTAAACTGATTTACTTTTCTCCGGCTAACAACCTCATTGATGATGGCATCGTAGGCAAGCTCTTTCATTTCTCCATAACTTAACTTTACATCATGAAGTGAAAGATGCCATTTGGAAAAGGAATCTGTAAGAGGAAGAATTTTTTCAACCCCAGAAAGCATTACTCGATAAAGTTCACCATCATCCATTCCTTTTGTATGTTTTCTAAATTCCAGGAATGAATCAGCGGTGAATGCGAGATTGGAGCAGATAAAAGTATGCGTCCCACCCGCAATTCCAAAGGGGAATTGTTTATCGGTGGAATTTCTCCAGATGACTGTGGGGGAAAGTCCATCAATTTCTCTCTTATCAAGTACCCAAGACGCAAATACTTGATTGTTATCTTTGCTGAGTGAATAATCCTTTCTAATAACTGGAAGATTCATGTGATCAAAAACAGATGTTAGATTCTCGATGCATCTTTTGTGAGAAATTGGATGCCAGGTGTCTGTCCATACTGGTTCGGGAATTCCTGCTACTGCAAGTTCTTCGCTTCTTGCTATCATTGGTGACTCCTTGTTTGGGGTTTTTCCAAGAATTGGGTCTTGTCACTGGTTATAATGCTACCGTCATTTCTGCACTCAACACGGTCAATTCCCGCTCCGCCGCGTAATATTCGGCCTGATCCCTCTTGTTCAGGCCGCTGCTGTAGTGTTCCGCCCAATATCCCCGCGTGATAATATATGGGGAGTGCCCTTGATACACTTTCCGTCCATCCACATCAAGCCCCGCTATCGACAGATATACCCGATGCATGTAACTATTGCCAATATTACGACCCGTCCGAGAGAAAACCACATACTTTACGATTTTTTTCATTTCCATTTCTCCTTGGTTTTATGTTTTCATTATTGGGAAGGTCTACATAATCCTCATGGGACCGTGATACACTCCATCTGCTTATCAATATCCTTTCTGATGGGCGTATGGTAGCTCCTGTCACGGGAGACCTGTTTAGGATACATCAACATAATTCATCATTACTTGGAGTGCTTCATCATAAGAATGAGAAGCAAATATTTTTTCATTCATTTCTTGTGCTTCTTTATACATGTTATGTTTTTTGAGAGCGGAAGCACATTTTCCTGCAAGAGCAAAAACATTTTCATCAGTTCCAGATAGTTTTACTTTGGGCTTATTCATCTCACTTCTCCTTATTAGAATCAGGTTTGAGGTCTCGCCACTGGATTTTCCAACTGTCCTCTATTTCCTGTATGCCTGAGCAAGGGGGCTCAGGACTTGGAAGGAAAGTAGGGGAAGGTGGAGCAGATATTATTGTAGTTTGAGTATTTTACAAGCTCTTACATAATTTTTTTCAAGATGGTCTATTTTCTTTTTGCTGATTTTTACAACTTCGCTATCATCTGTGGATGGCAATTCCGACAGGTTATAAAGTGCCTGTACAATAATTCTGGACATTTCAAGTTTAGTTGTCATCTTACTTCTCCTTATTATAATGAATGGTTAGGTTTCTGCTTTGGCTTCATTCAGGCAGGTATGAGGAAGAACCTGCGACCTTTGATTGTCTGAGTTTCGCTTTTCTGCACCACCGATTGTCGGGGATTGCACTCAGTTTCAATCTCTTCAGTTTTAATCTTTCCCTTTGGGCTGTTCCAGACTATTTAGTAGGACTTCCGCCGTGTTCAGGTCTGGAGTGCCTCTCCTTGGTTTCGGGTTCTTCTTTCTTCTCTTGATATAAATATAATATTATTATTTTTAAAACCTAATTATATTTTTACTTATAACTATATGGTAGATAACAAGTTAGATTTTTATAGTATTAAATATCTGTTTTAAATTTCTTATGATTTATAGTATTAAATAATATAACTTATTATAGGGCAATAGGTTATAACATATTATATTATTTTAATAATAATTAGATAAAAGATAAAATAATTAAAAATAATTTTTATTTCTCTTTTAATACCATCGAAAAAACGTATATAATATAATAAGAGGGGAGGTTGATGCATGGAGCAGTCGGTTAGTTCACATCTTCAGGATTCAATTCTATTTTTACTTATAACAGATGATGAGTTTGCCAAAGGGGTAGTGGGACAATTACAAATAGAATTCTTCAATTCAGAGGTTACTCAATTAGTATTTAAGATTACCAGAAAGTTTATACAGAAATATAAGAGAGCACCAGGAAGACATTTTCAAGATGAGCTATTAGGCAAGATTACAAAGTGGGATGATGATAAGCGGGAACTGGTAGCCAGATATTTAAACTACATTCAGGAACTGGAACCTAATAAGGATTACGTATTATCAAAGTTAAATGATTTTATCCTGCAAAGGTCATTAATAGATGCCACATACAAATTTGCTGATTTACTCGAAAATAATAGATATGAAGAAGCTATTGCAGAAATGCAGAAAGCAATTAAATCAGGCATTGGTAAACAGGATATTGGTGCTGACTATTTTTCTGCTCTTGATTTAGAAAAGAGGAGAGATAAACCGGAAAGGTTACTTGAATTGGGAATCAGTTATATTGATAGATATGTTAGATTACAGCGGGGTGATTTAGTAACTATTGCAGGAGTGCAGAAAGGTGGAAAATCTTGGTTCTGTCATTATATAGCATATAAGGCATTAATGCAGGGTTTATCAGTATTACATGTTTCTCATGAGAACAGTGAAGAGGACACATTAAAAAGGTATGATATGATGATTGGTGCTCTTGTTGATAATGAACAGGAAGAGGAGATAGAGTTTAGAAGTCTGGAAGATAATCAGATTAAAAAGAAATATCTGTGGCGTGGTTCGGTCTATAATAAGGAAAAGGTTTTGGCTGTTAGAAAGAAATTATCTAAATTTGGTGGTAAATTGATTGTGAAAAAGTATCCAATGGGTTCTTGTACTCCTTTTGAATTACTTGCTTATATTGAGAATTTAGAAAACTTCCAGAACTTTCATCCAGATGTGGTTATTAATGATTATGCCGATATTATGAAACCATTTGACAGTATGAAACAAACCAGGGACAATATCAATGAGATTTATATATTTTTAAAAGGTATCGCCGATGATAAGAAATTACTAATGGTAACTCCATCGCAGGTTAATGATATGGGTTCGGATGAATTGAAAAGAAACTATAAATTTGATGGTACTACGTTATCTGAGGATCGGCGAAAATTCGCAAACATAGACAGAGGATTTTATATAACGGATGTAATTGAGGAGGAGAATGATTATGGGTTTAAAGAGGTAATTATAGGGTGTTTTGCTAATCGGAATGGTTCACAAACAGGGAGGATATTAATTGGTCAGAATTTAAGAATTGGTAGATTTATGATGTATGCTCAACCTTACACAATCAAAAATGGGAAAAAGTAAAATGACAAGAAAAGCGTTTACAAGAGAAGAGCGACTCAAAGCACAAAAAGAAGCATTTGAAAAATCATCAAAGCGGGGTGGTTCACTCTATTATCTACCTGATGAACAAACTTTACAGGATCAGTATGACGTTAAATACTTCAAACCAAAAGCAGGTTCAATTTATCTTGGCATATTACCAAGAGTAGAGGAAGCAGCATTCTACAAAGAAGTTTGGGTACATTATACAGTAGGACCAAACAAGAATTCATTTCTTTGCCCTGAGAGGATGAATAATGAGAAATGTCCTGTTTGTGATTACAGAAGAACTCTTGAAAAAGACGGTGAGGATGATGAGGTTCTCAGGGATTACCGTCCCTCAAAGCGTAACCTCTTCTGGATTACAAACATGAAGGACAAGCGTACATTGGCTGAGGGACCAATGCTTTATGATGCCGCTACTGGTATAATTCTTGGTATTGCGGGTATTGTGGTAAATGACAGAACAGGGGAAATTCTGTATGATGTAGTTGAGGATAATATTAATATTGTTTTCAAGCGTATTGGTGAAGGATTCAATACTAAGTATGGAGGATTTAAAACTGAGGATAGGGAATTAAAAATCCCTGATGATTATTATGATTTACCATCTATCGATGAACTGCTTATTAAACCTGATATTAATGAGATGTCAAAAGCAGTGGGTGGCGCGGTTGAAGATACATCGGAAGAAACTGAACCAGTAAGAGGTAGTTCAAGGCGTGGTAGAACTGAGGAATCAGAATCAGAGGAAGAAACAATAAGGGAACGAGTACCGGCAAGACGTAGAGAACCGGTTGAAGAAAAGGATGATGACCTCCCTTTTGATGATGAAAAGGAAGAAGAACCAGAAAAGGAAAGGGTACAGTCTAATATTGTCAGGAGAAGGAGCAGATAATGAATGTAGAAAAGGAAGTATCACAATTATTGAAACTCTTTAAAGATTTAGTAGAGGATTTTGAAGAGACTAAACTTAAAGTAGTACCAGAATTAAGTCTTTCTGCTTTAAATTTAGAAACTACCTGTAATGAGCATTCCAGTATTTACTTTTCAGTTATTGAGGATTCTGTTCAGGCAAAGCGATTACTCAAACGAGCAGAATTGCTTGTTAAGAATCTCAAAGCTGAATTAGGATTAAAGATTAGAAAGGAGCGGGATGAACAGGGATTAAAAACTACAGAGGTTATGTTACAGGAACTTATTGATTTTAATCCATCCGCTCAGGAAGCAAGAGATATTCGTTCAGAATGTGAACTGCTTGATTATGAAATTTACATGCTCATATCTGCTTTTGAGCATAGACGCTCCATGATCAATAACCGTATTTCCCTTGCCGGATTTGGGAAAGCTGTGGATGAAAGTAATATAAAAACTTTGAAGGAAAGAACAGGGGCAAGGAGAAGAGGATGAAAGATAATATAGATTCCCTACCTCCTGTTTCCGGGTATTTCTCAACAGGATGTACTATTCTTGACCTTGCCATTGCAGATAGATTGCCAGGTGGATTTGGGGTTGGTAGAATATCTCATGTATATGGCCCTGAATCCACATCTAAATCCATCATATCCCTTGAGCCGCTGGGTTCTGCCCAGCGGCAGGGAGGTATAGCTACTCTTGTCGATACTGAAGGTACATTTGATTCTAAACGGGCTGAAATGCTATTTGGAATAGATATTGCTAAACTAATATATCTTTCCCCACGTTCGGAAAGTATAATAAAAGATGATACTACAGATAATATTACTATTGAATCCCTTTTTAAAAATATTATTGAACCAACATTAAGAGATTGTAAACCTGATACACTTAATGTTATTTCTATTGATAGTCTATCTGCTATATCCTCAGAACATGAAATGGATGAGAAAGATCCTTATGGGGCATCCAGGGCAAAGGCATTAAGTGCTTCATTCCGTAAAACAATCTGGAAACTCTGCCAAAAGAACCTATCTCTCATTTTTGTTGATCAGACAAGACAGGATATAGGCGGAAGTTTTATAAAAAAATATATTTATAGTGGTGGTGAAGCACTTAAATTTTATGCGTCTACAAGAGTTTTATTAACTCCGGGTGGTAAGATAGAGAACGCTCATAAGAAAATAATGGGTGTAACAATCAATTTTAAGGTGGATAAAAACAAGATTGCACCACCATACAGAGAAGGTTCATTTGATATTCTGTTTGATTATGGAATTGATAACATCTCAAGTTCGCTAAAATTTTTACAGGAAAATAGATCAGATGTGACAAAAGGTTGGCATCAATTTGATGGTAAAAAATTAAGATTTAATGATATGATAAATTATATAGAAGAAAATAGGCTTGAAGATGAACTTGAAGCTACAGTTTATGGATTATGGAAACAACTATATTTACCATCAGAAAGAAAGAAAAGATTAAGATAAAAATAATGTTTGACTTTTTCTTAAAATATATTATATTGATATTGTTCATGGCAGCAGGATTTTTTATTGCCAATAATATAGGGCTGTGCGCTTTGGGTAGTATAGGGTTTCCTGTATACCATGAACACAAAGCAATCAGCCCTTTTTATAATTTTGAGGGAAATAAAATGTTATGTGAATGTGGTTGTGGTAAAGAAGTAAAAAAAGGAAATAGATTTATTCATGGGCATAATCGAAGAAATAAAAAACAAACAGAAAAAACAAAATTAGAAATAAGTATTTCAAGAAAAAAACGAAAAGAACGTTTGGGTTTTTTAAATTCTAAAGAAACACGTAAAAAATCGAGTGAATCACATAAAGGTTATAGACACCTAGAAACTACAAAAAGAAAAATGAGTGAATCACATAAAGGACGGCCTCATTCTGAAGAATCAAAAAGAGAAATGAGTAATTCACATATTAATTACATGCTGAAAAATAAAGATAGATTTAAAGATACTTCCATTGAAATTGCCATTGAAAAGGAATTGAAGAAAAATAATATTTCATATAAAAAGCAAGTCCACATTAAGAATGTTGGGATAGTAGATTTTTTTATTCCAGAAGCAAATTTAATTGTAGAATGTGATGGTGATTACTGGCATAATTTATCAGATATGAAAAAGAGGGATTTAAATAAAGATTTTGCCTCTCAGTTTTTAGGATATAAAACTCTAAGATTTTGGGAACATGAAATAAACAAATCACCAGAAAAATGCATGAAGAAAATATTGAAAGAAATTTTATGAATGGGTTTATACAGTATGGCGAAAAGTATATAAACCAGTAGAAAGGAAAAGGAGAGAAAGGTAAAATGGACTTTGGACTTGGTATTATTGCTGGCGAATTATTTGTAATAACTATTATTGTTGGTTTAATTTTACAGAGATTGAAATGAATAAGAATTGGAAAAATGTAGAGAGGAGAATAGCCAGAAAGTTTGGTACTGAGCGCACCCCTCTATCCGGTGGAAATTCCAGACATACCCGTTCTGATTCTCTACATAAAGATATTTATATGGAGCAAAAATATAGTAAACGATTTGCATTTCATAATCTATTTAGAAAGACCGCAGAACTGGCAAAGCTGGAAAATAAGATTCCTTGTCTGATTACAACTGAGAAATACAAGAGGTATTCATTGGTAACGTGCAAATTGGAAGAGATCACAGTGATAGCAATAGCTTATGAAGAGGGTGATTTAAAGGTGGCAGAGGATGATTAAAAATTTGACAATAAAGAATTTTCAGAGTCACGAAAATTCTAAATTAAAATTCTCTCCTGGATTTAACGTGATTGTAGGCGCATCAGATCATGGTAAAACCTCAATTATTCGGGCTATCGAATGGTTGAGAACAAATAGCCCTGGTGGTGATTCTTTTAAAACTTGTTTTCTTCGGAATGGCGAAGATGAATCCAAAGTAATATTAGAAAATTCTACTGGTGCAGTAATTAGAGCAAGAGGTAAAACTTCTACAGGTTCTTACAAAACTTATTTAGCTGGTAAAATTCAGAACTATTCAGTACTCGGAAATGATGTTCCTGAACCAGTAATAGAGATTTTAAACCTGACTGATATTAATGTTCAAATGCAATTAGAACCTCATTTCTTACTTTTGCAAACTCCTGGGCAAGCGGCAAAGTATCTAAATGGTATTACTAAACTGGATAAACTTACCAATGCTCTCGATATTCTAAAAAGGAAACAGGTAGGGGCAGGAACAGAAATAGATAGTCTCAATAAGCAGATTGATAATGCTAATCAATATTTAGAATCTGGTATTCAGAATGTTTTACAGGAATTAGAATCTATTCAGAAGAATATTACAAGGTGTATAGATAGGCGAAATAATGTAGTAAACAGCATAAGTAGTTTACAAAAGATAATTGCAGAGATAAAGTGGGTAAAGAGTAAGATTGTAGATGATAAACAGATTCAGGAAGCAGGAGAGATATTAGATGCTGTTTCTAAATATATTAAAACAGTAGAAAGCAAAAGGAATGAATTAGAAACTATTGAACAGATAATTAGAAAATGTAAGATATTAAAAGAGGGAATTAGAAATAAGGGTTATGAATTAGTAACATTAGAAGGAGAAATTAAAAAGTTACAAGGGCAACTTACAAATTGCCCTTACTGTGATTCTGCGCTTACGGTGAAAACTAAGGAAAATCTTTTAAAATCGGAGTAGTATATGAAAGAAGTAGAAACTGAAACTGAATGGATTCGGAAGCAGAGGCAGAAAGTAAAGTCAATTAAGAATGCCTCAATGATTTTCTTTGTTGGTTACTTTATCATCTGGACAGGAATTCTATTTATTCAACCAATAGCATGGCGATTGATATGTGGAGGAATTTGGATTGCACTCTTTGCTTTAATCATGGTTATGGGTGAACTTACTAACAAAGGGAAAAGAAAATGAATCGCACCCACATCTGTAAATATTGTAATCAAATTTTTGAGAATACATCATCAAGAACTTCAATAGAATTTGTAAATCATGTTAAAATGTGTAAGAAGCGGGTAAAAACCTCTATTACTAAAGTTCCAACTGATCCTTTTCTAAAATTGATTACTGAAAAGACCTCAGTTTCTCTAAGGCAACTTAAATCTATACTATGGCAGGATGAATTGAAAACTGTATTTATCCTTACTCGAAATTTAGAAATCTATATGTATTCAGATACAATGCTTGGGATCTATTGCTGGAATTATGGATTTATGAATGAGATTAAACCGTTTGTATTAAATACATGGAAAACAGACCCGCCGGATACAATCTATACAGGTCAGGTAGTAATAGAGAATTTATCAGAATTATTGAAAAAAGGATGCTTTAAAAAACGTACTCGACTTCAAGGAAATTGGCTTCCACAGAAAAGAAAGATATTAGGACATGAAGTCAGGGTATATAGTCCTCTTATCTTTTAAAAATGTCGCATATAAAGGGGTCATAATGGTTCAAATTTTAATGATCTCCACTTAGGGTGTATAAGTATATGAGTTAGAAATTTTAACGTAAAAAAAGGACAAAACAATGCTGTTAAAAACTGCTGAACTTAAGAAAGTTATCAATGCTCTTAGATTTGCTGTCTCCAAAAATGACGCTATTCCTATTCTAAAGAACATTTGTTTCAGGAATGACTCCCTTATAACCTTCAATGGTTCTATTGGGGCTATCTATCCAATGGAATTAGAAACAGCTGGGTTCATGGTTCCCTTCGATAAGTTTGCTGTATTCGTAAACAGTATAACAAAGGATGAAGTGGAAATCTTAGTAGATGATAAGAACATTACATTAAAAGCAGGAAAGGCATCTTCAGTTTTACCATTTGAATCTGATGAGGACTATTTCAATTTTGATGAGATAGTGGAAAGCCTTTCTTCTGATGAAACAGTGCAGGTTAATTATGATTTTGTAAATGGGTTAAAACTTACTAATCCATTTGCTTCAAAAAGTTCATCCAGATTAGCATTGTGTGGGGTGTATCTAAAGGATGATTCATTATCTGCTACCGACGGGATGAGGATAGCAAATTGTAAGCTGGAAAGAACTATATCAACTGACCCGGTTATCTTTCCCACTGAGTTTTCTAAAGTAGTTGCATCAATAGATAAGTTTGACGGTGATCGAGATATTCTAATTCAGGATTCCAAATGTATTTTCTATGCTGGGGATTATATTCTATTCGGTAATCTAATGGATGGAACTGGTTATCCTTCTACAGACAAGTTCTTTCCTGAGTTTAAAAAGGATGAATTGATTGCATTACCAAAACAGGAATTGATGAAAGCACTTAAAACAGTAGGGGATTTTACAGGTGAAGTTATTGAATATGCTGAATGCCTGTTATCCTTTGGAGAGAATATTTCTATTAGTTATGCGGGGGAAACAGCTTCTATTCAGCAGATACTGGACTTTGGAAAGAGATTACCAAAGGGTGGATATAATCTGAATCCATATCATTTGTCAGTAATGTTATCAAATTGTGATAAGTTCCTGCTCAATGATTCTATGGGTGTTTTCTATGGGGAGTCAGAAGATGGCAGGTTTAAATCAGTAGTTGCAGTAAAGAAAAAGGAAAAGAAATGAAAAATATGCTTTTTGATATAAATGAGGTTGCCGGTAAGAAAATTGTTAAGCATCATGGATTTGTTGCTGATCCGTGCCTGATGTGTGGACTCTATAAAATATGTTTAAATCCTAAGATAAAACCATTTGGAGAGGGCGCATCAAACATATTTATAATTGGTGAAGCCCCAGGTGAAGAGGAAGATAAAACAGGAATCCCATTTATAGGGAAAGCCGGTAAGTTCCTTGATGATTCATTTTCCGAGTTTGGGGTTGAAATGGATAGGCATTGTACTCGTTCCAATGTTCTGCAATGCCGACCACCCGATAATACTTTTGATGAAAGTAAAGTAGAATATTGTTATGAGCGATTAGAAGCACAAATTAAGAAAGCTAAACCGCGTTTAATAATGTGCTTTGGTTTACAAGCGGCAAAGAGAATGCTTCCAGATCATATTGTTCCAGGGTTAAGAGGAAAAGGAGGATTACATCTTATTAGAGGCGATGTTTATCCTTCAATTAAATATGATTGTTGGGTGAGCGTTCATTATCACCCTGCTTATATCCTTCGTGACCGAGATATGGAAGATGTGTTTATGCGAGATATGGAAAAGGCTTTAAAGTATCTGGATATTGATTTACCTGAACAGTTAATTGGAATGGGTGGTAATATTTGGCTTGGAAATAAAGTAGATTGTATTAAAATTATCCAATTATTTACTAATAATAAGAAAATAACTAATTTTGATTATGAAACTAATCAATTAAATCCTTATACAGGAAATCCCATTATTCATATGGTTTCAATAGCACAATCTAAAGATTTAGCCTATGTAATTCCTCTTCATCCAAAAGACCCCGAAATATGGGATACATTTTCTAAATTCTTAAAATCCAGTACTCCAAAATGTAATCAAGCCTTTAAGTTTGAAGAGGCATGGACACGAGTACTGTTTAGACATCCAGTTAATAACTGGGTATGGGATACTATGCTTTCTAAACACATTCTGGATGAGCGACAAGAAAAGAAGAGTTTAGCATTTCAGGTATTTGAGAATACAGGTGAAGAATATAAGGATATGGTGGATGTAAAGAACTTTGCTTCAAACCCATTAGAAAATCAAGTAAAGTATTCAGGATTAGATAGTCGATTTACAATCTTAATAGCTTCTAATCATGCAAAAGAATTAAAAAGGCGTAAACAGATAGTTCCAGTAAAATTCTATATACAATCTAATGTTTCACTTGCTGAATTAGAGTATAATGGTGTTAAGATTGATATGCCCGCTTATGAAAAGTACCGGGCAAAAGTAAATAAGGATAGGGATGCAGCAATAGAAATCATTAAATCTTCTGATGCTGTGAATAAGTTTGAAAGAGTGAAAGGTAAGAAATTCAATCCAGGTTCATCCTTACATCTGAGGTGGGTATTTTTCGATCATTATGGAATTGAGCCATTATCGGAAACAGAAAAGGGCAGTCCCCAGGTTAATGATGAATTGTTTGAATATCTTGCTAACAAAAATGATGAAATAGGTAAATTTGCCCAAGCAGTAACTACTTATAAAACCCTTGAAAAGATGTCAAGTACCTATTTAGAAAGTATTATTAAATACTGTGATGCTGATGGATTCTTACATCCAACATATAATTTATGGATTGCCCGGTCATTTCGATCTTCCTGTGATTCACCTAATTTGCAGAATATTCCTAAACGAGATGAGCAACAGAGGGAATTTAGAAAGATATTTATACCACGACATGATTTCTTCTTAGAAGCAGATTATAAAGCAATGGAAGTAGTGGTACAAGCGATATTAGCGCATGACAAAGTGCTATTAGACCAGTTATATAGTGGATTTGATATGCATAGATATTGGGCAAGTAAACTATTTAGAAAACCAGAAAATAAGATTACTAAAGAGGAGCGCAATAATGCTAAAGGTGGGTTTATGTTTGCACTTCTTTATGGTTCTTACTATAAAACAATATCAACTAATTTAGGGGTAGAGGAAAATCATGTTAAGAAAATTGAGGAGGAGTTTTATAATACTTATAGAGGAGTTGCTGATTGGCAGGATGAACAGGAACGATTTTATGATAGAAATGGTTATGTAGAATTAGCAACAGGGTTTAGACGGCATGCTCCATTATCCAGAAATCAGATTGTAAATACACCAATACAGGGAACAGCATTTCATTGCTTACTTGATAGTTTAAACCGGATCCTCCCGCTGATAAAAGGATTTGAGTCATTGCCAGTACTGCAAATTCATGATAGCCTCACATTTGATGTTAAGAAGCGGGAACAGAAAGAACTGATGGCAATAGTTGAAGAATGCTCAATAAACAAGAATCACTGGTCTTGGACTAAAAATGCCCCATTCAAATTGAAATGGCTTTGTGGTATTGACTGGCTCTCGATGGAGGAGATGTGATGAAAAAACCTTATAAAGTTAAGATTGCAGAATATTGTCAAGATATTAGATGGGCACAAGGACGCGGCTGGAGTAATGAAGTTAAATCTATGTGCTTTGGATTAGCAATTATGCGATGTTGTGAAAAAATAGAGAGATTAGAAGCAAAAAAGGCAAGGGAAAATACACGAATTAAACTTGATATATAAGGATATTTATAATGTCTCTTTATAATGATATTCGCCCCGTTTCCTTTTCTGATGTAATAGGAAATGAAGCAATCATTAAATCATTACAGAAGATTGTTAAATTCAGTCCTGATAAACGTCCTCATACATTTCTATTTTGTGGTCCTTCGGGATGCGGTAAAACCACATTAGCCAGAATACTTGCTAAAGAATTTAACTGTTCAGATATTGATTTTTCAGAATTGAATGTTGCTAATACCAGAGGAATTGATACGATAAGGGAAGTGATTAGTCAAGCTCATGTTTCACCAATGTCAGGGAAATGTCGTATATTCCTATTTGATGAAGCACACCAGCTTACTAAGGACGCCCAGAATGGCTTGTTAAAAGTAATAGAAGATTATCCGTCTACAAGTTATTTCATTTTCTGTTCTACTGATCCTCAGAAGATTATTGCTACTATTAAAAATAGGTGTTCGGTATTTGAAGTACATCTATTATCAGAAAAAGAGATGGAAAGTTTATTAAATAGTGCTCTTCTTGACCTTCAGGAAGATATATCAGATATAGTATTCTTTGCTATTATTGATAGGGCTGAGGGTAGCCCCAGGAGAGCTTTAACATTACTTGAAAAGGCATTATCCGTTGAAGATGAAGAACAGCAATTGCACCTTGTAGAACAGGATACTGAAATTGAGGCATCAGTACTTGATTTATGCAGGCTATTAGTAAAGAAATCAAATTGGGATAGGGTTTCTTCTACTTATAAATTGATAACTGATAAAGATCCTGAGAAAATCAGGAGAGCCATCTTGGGCTATATGAAAACAGTATTACTTTCTAAAGGTGATCCTGCAATATGTGAAATGATAAAAATATTTAGTCAAAATACATATGATAGTGGAGAAGCAATGCTGGTAAATATGTTGTATGAGGCATCACTTATATAAGTAAAGAGGAATGAAATGGATACTGATTTTATGGCTTGGATAAAAACAATAAGACCAATTCCTGACAAACATCTCAAAGGCATAATTGAATCAATAATGAATCCTGGTAATGAAGAGAGCATAACCGAAGAACAAATAATATTAGCTATTGCTTTACATGCTCTTCAAAGAGTAACTTTACTTGAAGAACGCATTGTAGAATTAGAGGTATTTACAGATAGAATACATATGAGGGGAAAAGCTAATGATTAAAAGGAAAAAGCATATAGCTATTCCTGGTATGGATGATTTATTTTGGGAAGATCAGAATTGGGAAGATGAATGGAAAGATATGCCAGAATTTAAACTTAAAAATTTAAAATCGAAGAGACAAATAGTAATTCACTTTAGAAATGATGAAGATGTAGATAAATTTGCAGAATTAATAGATCAAAATATTACGCCAAATATAAAATATATATGGTTTCCGACTATAGTAAAAAGAGTATTAAAAAATAAAATATATATTGATGAAAAGGACTAATTATGCAACCGAAATATCCAATTTATATCATTTCAAAGGGTCGCTGGGAGAGCAGATTAACGAGTAAAGCTCTTGAAAAGATGAATGTTCCCTATCATATAGTTATTGAACCACAAGAATATAACCAGTATGCTTCTGTCATTGATTCTAAAAAGATATTAGTATTACCGTTTAGTAATTTAGGGCAAGGCTCAATACCAGCTCGAAATTGGGTATGGGAATATTCAATAGGTATAGGTACAGAAAGACACTGGATTATGGATGATAATATTAAAAGATTTTTAAGATTTAATAATAATTGTAAAATATTAGTAACATCTGGTACTATTTTAAAGTGTATGGAAGATTTTGTAGATAGATATGAAAATGTAGCATTAGCTGGCCCTCAATATTGGTATTTTTCATTAATGAATGAAGATAGGTATCCAGCATTTTTTTTAAATACAAGAATTTATTCATGTATTCTTATAAAAAATGATATTCCTTATAGATGGCGTGGACGATATAATGAAGATACCGATTTATCTTTAAGAGTTTTAAAAGATGGCTGGTGTACTATTATGTTTTATGCTTTCATTCAATTTAAAATATCAACATTACAGATGAAAGGTGGGAATACCAATAGTGTTTATATTGATGGAGATAATAGATTAAAATTTGCTGAGTCATTAAGAGACCAGCATCCTGATGTAGTAAAAGTTACTTGGAAATTTAATAGATGGCATCATCAAGTAGATTATAGATCATTTAAGAACAATAAACTTATTAAAAAACCTGGATTAATTATACCGGATAGAGTAAATAATTATGGAATGGTTTTAAAGAAATTAGATAAATGTTAAAATTCTGGGCGATAGAAAATGACAAGCATCCTTGCTATTTCTTCAGTAAAAAAGATAGGGATAATTGGATAGCTCTTGCAAAAGATAAAAGAAGATTAATAACTTCCACAGAATCTCAAAGGGAATACAGAAAAAGGAAAAATGAATGTCAATAGAACGCAATACGAAGGATTACAGTGATTACCAATTTAAACATCGTGGCGCAAACCAGAGAATACGTAATATTTACTTTCAAAAACGATCTAAAGAGCGAGAAAAGGAAATATTAGAACTTGATAGAGATGTTGATTTTCTTATTGGTGAATTACAGAGACTCCAGAGACGTACAAAAACTGTAAACCTCATTTCCACACAATTAGAGTATTTATCAATACGTCTTTCTTACCTTCTTTTAAGAAAACATTATAATTCCGATGCTGCAATCATACGGTATCTCTCAGAACGCTATCATATGTGTTCTTCAGGTATTGTTTTAAGGGTTTTCAGAGATGATATTGAGAATTGCTACTACCTTACCGAAACAGAAGCTGGAAAAGAGGTTGATGCCTATATTCCATTTGAATTAGCTGCTTCTCCCATTACAGAACCACTTATAGATAACAAATTAATGAAAAAAAAGACAAAAGCAGAACTCATCGAGTTTATTGTAAACCTTTCAAAACAAATGGAACACCTGGAACGAGAAGTCCAACGTATACGATTCAGAAAAAAGGAAGTTTAAAATTATTGAAGGTAAATTATGGAAAAATTTAGTTTATTTGGTAAAGATTTACTTGATACTGCAATAATTCAGCAAAAGGGCATTCTTGCTCAAAAGTTTGAATTTCCTCCATTTTCAGTATTAAATGCAAGGGAAGGGGCATGGCAAAGACGAAAAAGAGCATGGATTTCATTGGGGATTAAGAGTGAAATAGGACGCGATTGCAAAGTCTTTGCAATCGGGGATAAGGAAACTTGGACAAGGGAACAAAAAGAAAAAGGTGGTTTAACATTTAAAGGAAAAGCCGCTTCTTTTGATGCTTATAGGGTAAAAGAAGGAACACGGAAAACTACTGATACACAAGGAACTTCCATATTTGACCCCACCCTTTGTGAACTTATGTATCATTGGTTCTGCCCTGAAGGTGGGCAGATTATAGACCCCTTCGCTGGAGGTTCTGTTCGTGGTATTATAGCAGGTATTCTTAGTTATAAATATTATGGGATAGAACTTCAGCAAGTACAAATAGATGCTAATGAAACTCAAAAAGCTGAAATATGTTCAGAAGCACCTATTAAATGGGTTTGTGGTGATGCTTTAGAAAAGTTAAATAATGCTCCTAAAGCTGATTTTATATTTACCTGTCCTCCTTACGGCAATCTTGAGCGTTATTCTGATGATCCTGCTGACCTTTCTACAATGAATTATAAAGATTTTATAAAAGCATATAAATCTATTATTTCTCAATGTTCAAAGAAGTTAAAACCCGGATGTATGGCTTGCTTCGTTGTAGGAGATTTTAGAGACTTAAAAACAGGTTTTTATCAAGGTTTCGTTGCCGATACAATCAAGATATTTCAAGAATGTGGTCTTGGTCTCTATAACGATGCAATTTTAATAACAGCAGTAGGTTCTTTGCCAATACGAGTAGGTAAACAATTTGAAGCAGGAAAGAAACTCGGAAAAACCCATCAAAACATTCTAATATTTAAAAAGGAGTAATTAATCATAACACTCAGCAAAACCACCATGCTCAACAGAGTCAGAATTACAGACACTCAATTCATCGAAGTCCTCCGATTCATGAATAGAACCAAAATATCATACAGAATAATGTCCGAAGCAATGGGTATTTCTAAAGATTCACTCTATAATGCACTAATAAGAAAGCAAAGCATAGCAACAGCATTCAGAGATAAGATACTTCAATACTGCAAAATCCCTTATTAAATAATATAAATCTTATTATTTATAAATATACCGTAACATTATATAATATCATTAACTACAAAGTACAGTACCATTACAAAGAGATAATCCACAATGGCTGTCAAAAGAAAAATAACCCCTAAAGAGAATAAGTTAATTAAAAATTATATAAGAACAGGCTCTTTAACCAAGACAGGACAGTTAGAAGGTACACATAGTAGTGATAATAGTGGAGCAGTACAAATATATAAAGCGCTAAACAAGGGTAATGTAAAGGTTCAAATCCGTGAAGAACTATATAGAATGGGCTTTGACGCCTCTTCGTATGCACAGTTTCTAATCAATAAAACTAATGCAAAGAAGACTTTGATTGCATCACACATGGGGCAGATTACCGATACATTGCAAGTAGATGATAACACTGCACAATTAGTAGCAGGTAAAATGATTGCAGAAGTATTCGATGTTTATGCAAAGGATCAAGATAAGGAAGACAGAGATAAAGCACTGGATAAGTATTTAGATAAATTGCAACCAGAACAATTAGAAAAGTTACTAATGATATGCAATACTAATGAAGCAGAGTATGAGGTAGTAGAGACATTGTAATGTAGGCATTAGAAACTATTGCATTAGAAATATTATAAATACCGGACATTAGAAAATCATATAGAGTATAAGGGGATAGGGCTTGTTGAAAGCAAAAGGAAAAGGAAAAGTTGCAATATACCCTCATTTATAAACTTATCAATTTTTCATTGAATTAGAATTTTTAAGGAGGAAAGCAAAATGCATGCTGAAAAATGTCCTGTATGTAAAGGTATTGGAAGATTAAATCATCGTGGGGTGGATAAGGTATTTGAAACAGATGATTGGAAAGCATGTCATGGTTGTGATGGTAAGGGATGGATAACTGTTGCTGGTTATGAGGAGTATAAACAGGTTCCTTGCATATCCCCATATCAACCTTGGATTCCTCCTAATACTACAGGAACTATATTTTTAGATAATGATATAAAATTTAGTTATACGAGTTAATAAATGAAAGCAATAGTTGAATGTCCAGAATGTTTAGGTAATGGTGCAATACCGTATTATCTGCCAAAGAACATATATATAGTTGACTTGAATAAGCTGCCATATATGAAATGTATAAATTGCAATGGAAGTGGAAAAGTAGTAATAGATATTGGTGAGGTTAATGGACATCAGGAATATATTACAAGATAGGGATTTGAGTAAAGGGTTGGCAGAGCGGGTTGCCAATAAACTTCGAAGTAAGAAGCTTATGGCATTTAGTCAAGCGTGCTGGCCGAATTATGAAGTAAGTCCTCATCATACATATATAGCCGGATGTTTGGAAAAGGCAGCGGCACGAGAGGCTGGTTGGACACGACTTATCATTCACGAACCCCCACAGCATGGAAAGAGTTTGCAGATTAGTAAACTCTTTCCTGCATTCTACATTGGAAACAACCCTAACGACTTCGCAATACTGACAGCTTATGGTGATGAGCATGCACAATCATTCTCTCGTGATATTAGAAATATTATCGACAGTCCCGAATACCAGGCAATCTTTTCTGGGGTTTCATTATCGCCGGATAGTAAAGCACGGTTTAGATGGAATTTAGATAAACCGCATAAAGGTGGAATGGTGGCATCTGGGTTAGAGGGTAGGCTGACTGGTGTTGGTGCAGACTTGTTAATTATTGATGATCCATATAAGAACAGAGGGGATGCAGAAAGTAAACTTTATAATGATTTTGTTATAGAGACGTATAAGTCAACATTGCGGACACGAGTACATAAAGGTGGAATTATAGTATTGGTAATGACACGATGGGTAAAAGGTGATCTGGCTGACTTTCTTATGAGTTTAGATAAGGAAGGATTTAGATATATTTGTTTACCTGCATTTAGTAATGGTCCGACTGTCGATCCGTTGAAAAGACCTAAATTATTTCCACTATGGCCGTCACGGTATCCGCAGGCAGAGTTACTAAACATTAAAGATACGGTAGGAAGTTATAACTGGAGTTCGATGTATCAAGGGAATCCAGTTCCATCTGAAGGCGCATTATTTAAAAAGACTCATTTTGATATTGTGGATAAGGCACCTGAAGGTATGCCGTGGGTTCGGTTCTGGGACTTGGCAACATCCGAATCTGATCAGGATAGTTTTACCGCATCGTTTAGAATGACTATGGATGGGGAAGATGTTTATCTTGATGCGCGAGTAAAAATTAAAAAGTCATGGCCGGAAGTACGAAGAACTATTAAAGAGACCTGTATTCATGAACAGAAGATGTTTGGCAATATTGGATACCTGGTAGGAATAGAATCGCAAGGCCCACAAAAGGGCATGGTGCAGGAATGTTGGGCAGATCCTGAATTAGTTTCTATTGGCATTATAGGAGTACCGGTAGCATCAAGTAAAAGGATACGGGCATTACCGGTAATTGCAAGAGGTGAGACTGGTAAACTGCATATTGTCAGAGCACCTTGGAATGAAGATTTAATAAATGAAGCCCTTGAATTTGACAAGGGAACGTATATGGACCAGATAGATGCTTTGAGTGGATGTTTTAAAATGGCTGGTATGTTTTCTATTATAGCGGGTACTGCATCATTATCTGATTATTTGGTTGAAGATGGTAAACAGAGTGATGCTGAAGAAGACAAGGATACTGTAGTTACGGTGGCAGGCGGAGAAGGTCTGCATGAAGGTGAACCCCTCTTCTACGGAGGACTTCAATGATTCCAGGAATTAGTGATAATGATATTTTTGATGGCCCACAAAAAAGTCATGTAATAATCAATGCAGATGTCTTCAGGAGAAGGAAGATAGTTTATGTGGCTCGTGAAATGCTTTCCAATCTTTTTATGAATGGTAGAAAAGAATTGAATGTTAGAGGATTACCGACCGATGCTGTTTGCGTTGATACATTTTATGATCATTATAAAGAAAGATTTGGATTGGTTTATACAAGTAAGGACTTTGATGAAGTTCCGTTTGGAGAAAGGTTTCCTCAATTAACTCCAAGAATAGCACTTCGTTTGATGTAGGAGGTTTCTAATGTTAGCACAAATACTCATTGGTTTTTTTGTATTGTCAGTATTCTTGTTAGCAATCTTTTCGGTATTTACTTATTTCACTGGAGAGAAGGAGCCTACTATATGGAGAGGAAAAGTTATTAAATACATAGCTATCGGAACTGTCAGTATTGTTGTTCTTACCGTTGCTATTGCAGGAGCAATTATAACTGGAACAGTTCTATTAAATCAGATTGGATATTGATATGGCTTCGTTGTTTGATATACAAAAGAATTTAGGGTTTTGTAATCCATTACCGGAATACCCAGGAGAGGAGCAGTTTTCACTTGCGGTATTGAAGCAATCTCAGGCATGGCCTTTAGTAACAAGTTTACTGCATGGTTTAGAAGTTGTACCACAACCAGGGGATTACAGGGCATTCGCGCAAACATACTCAACAGTAGTCTGGGTATATGTAGCGGCATGGATTATTTCAACATCAATATCAACTGCACCATTTCGGTTATATGAGAGGTTGAAAGGTGAAGATAAAATTTTAAAAGATGGTATTCTTTTTGATTTATTTGATGAACCAAATTCATATCAATCTGGTCCAGATTTAATTGAGCAGACTGCATTGTTTCTTGATCTTACAGGGGACAATTACTGGGAAAAGTTTGGAATGGTAAAAGGACTACCGTTAGAATTACATAATCTTGAACCTTATCATGTTAAGATTGCACCTGATACTACTGAACGAATTAAGTATTATGAGTATAGTGTTAACGATGCTTTCAAAAAGAGATTTCCTCCACAAAAGATTGTGCATTTCAAATATACCAATCCAACCGATCCTCTATATGGGCAGGGTACGGTAAAAGCATTAGCAACTTCTCTTGTTACTGAATTGTATCGGGAAGGCTATAATAAAACATTTTTCGAGAATGAAGCCAGACCTGATCTTATCATTAAACATAATCCAGATATTAACAAAGGTATTCCACCTCTTCAGGAAATATCTAAACGGGCATTTGCGGCAGCATGGTCAAAAGCATTCAGTGGTCCAAGAAAAGCACGGTTGCCGGTTCTAATGGAATCAGGTATGGAAGTTGAAGTTCTATCCGAAGCCCGTAGGGATATGGATTTTAGAGAGATGGAAAAGAGTCTTAGGGAAAGAATCTTTGGAGCATTTGGAGTTCCGCCCGCGATGGCTGGGATTTATGAATATGCAAATTATGCAAATGCAAAAGAGCAAATTAGAATTTTCTGGACTACTACATTACCTCCAAAGTGTAGGAAGATAGAACGGACAATTCAGAAGAATATCATCATACCATATAATAAGGCATCTGGAAAAGAATACTATTGCCGATTTGATATGGATATTATTCCTGCTTTGGAAGAAACAGTGAAAGAGAGAGAAGAACGTTTATCCAGAATGCTTGAACGTGGTGGTATTACAATAGGGGAGTATGCTACAGCACTTGGTTATCCTATGGAGGGTGAGGATAAAAAGAAATTTGGTAGTAAAAGAGTATTAGCAGCAAACTTAGTTTCATTGGATGATGCATTTATGGAAATGCCTCCTGAGCAGGAAGGACCCCCTCCCCCGGGCGGATTCCAACCTTCTCAGAGTGGTAAATTTCCAGCAGGTGCAAGTCCATCATTTCAACCTGAAGCAGAGGAAGTATAAAATGACTAATCCATTCAAAGCAATTATGAACTTCTTCACTGGTGGTATTAAAGAACGTCTGGTAGATTTGCTTGTTGATTCTGTTCTTTCTATTGCAAATCAACAGATAACCGATACTGAAGCGTATGATATGGGTGCTAAAGTTGGTAAGCGGATTGGTTCTAAATTAACTACTACATTTGGTCAGAAGCCGGGACAGCGCGTGGAGGATTTACTTCAGTTGAAATTTGCCAAGTTGGTTGCCGGAATGCGTGATGCATTAGATAATGATGATGTTTGAGGTTCCTGCTCCGGCACAGCGGGCCTCCTTTCCAAGGGAGAGGCATTCATCAACGGGGAAGTGCTGGGTGCCTCTCCTGAATAAAACTTAGGATACCAGGGGTTAGAATGGCTCAAATTTCAATGATCTCATCTTGAGGTGTATAAGTATAGGGGTAAGGTAAAAATGGCGTCAGCAAGGGTAATGACAGCGGCTTATGGACAGCGAAGAAGAGTAGAGGAAAAGAGAATCTATGGTACTTGCTATGTCCAGTTGTCATCTATTCTAAATAGACTCATTGTTGATGTTAATAGTGGAAAAGGTGAAAACAGTTTTAAATTGAAAACTAATGAGTTGATAGCATTTAAAAATAAAGTTGGAAAGACAATCGAACTTGCGGGTCGCACTGGATTTAAGTATGCGCTTGAAATAACTGAGATTGCTTATGGGAAACCATTACCAATACTTACTGAAAAGATAATTACCGATGCAGATGTTGAGGCACTTGGTATTCAGACAATATCAAGGGAAATACGGGAACAGGGATTGAAAGAGGTGGTTACTGCTCCAGCATCATTCATTGATGATATGAGAAAAGAGTTTCTGGTTGGTACTCAGGCAGGGGAAAGTGTTGCTGCAATAGCTTCAAGATTAAAAGAAAAAGGTCAGTATCAAAAGATGTGGCAAGCAAAAAGGATTTCTCAGACTGAGACTACAAGAGCATTTAATAATGGTGCATTAGAAGGTTATAAACAATCCACAGTAGCAAAAGGTAAACGATGGTCACCATATTTAATGGGAACAGCACATAGAAGTTTTCATGTAGAGCAGATAGTAGATATTGATGAATCATTTATAGTGAATGGGGAGAGTTTACAATATCCAGGTGATAGAGCAGGGAGTGCATGGAATACTGTAAATTGTAAATGTGCTTTGATTCCGGTTATTAGGAGACCAGAAGTTACTGCACCTACTTCAGAAAAACCGGAAAGACTTACAAGGGGTCATTTACCAAAAAAAGATATAAAAGATGTAAAAGAAATATTAATAAATGATTTTGGCGGAAAAATAACAGATAAACATGCAGATGAAATAATAGGTAGTGTAAGAGCATATACCACAACTGATTTTGCAGATATAAGGCGTTTACAAAGAAATGCACCGGAAATATTGAATTATAAAGAAAGTTATAAAGTTAAATTAAAACAAGACGCTACTAATATAGAGGAATTTATAAAAAAATCACCTAAATATAATGGTGAAGTTTTTCGTGGGATAACAACATTTGGAAAGGATGTTGATGCAATTTTTCCAAATGGATCAATAGTGAAAATGGGTGGAACCTCATCTTGGTCATCTGATTCGGATATTGCTAAATCATTTGGTAATAAGGTGCTATTTAAAATCAATTCAAAAAGTGGTGTATCTGTTGATTATATATCTGGTTATAAGAAGGCTGAAAAGGAAGTGCTATTTTCAGAAAATACAAATTTTAAAATAATAGAAAAGAAAATAGTAGAAATAGAGTATCCTACTGCTTCCGGGATAATGAGAGGAAAACAATATTTAATAGAGGCTGTTGAATTATGAATGAAAAAAGAAAAAAAGAAAAATTAGAAGAAAGTTCAAAATTTGAAGTATATGATTCAAAAGGCAGATTGATTGCAAAAGATGGCTTTTTAATAGAACAAGTTAAGAGGGAATTGGATAATGATAAAAAGAAAAATCACTAAAGAGGTAAACCTTCATCTTGAAAAATTGGATAACCTTTCTATTGCTAAACCTGAAATACAGCCGGGTGAATCAAGGGATGATTGGATGGGTAGATGTATTCCTTTTCTGATTAGGGAAGGTAAAACGCAAGAGGAAGCAGCCGGACAGTGCGGGGGAATGTTTGAACAGAAAGCGGAGAAGTATGAAATAGAGAATTCTAAATATTCAGCATTAACTTATAATTCACCAGAGGATTTTAAGATTGGTGATATAACAATTAAAAAAGGAGAAGAGTTACGATATATACTTGGGGTTGTATTAGAGCCAGAGACCGTTGATGCTACCAGAACAGATAAAACTATTGGTGACATTTATAGTGAAGAGGAAGTACGGAAAGCGGCTCACAATTTTATGGTGACGTATTCTGGAAGTGGAAATGACTTGATGCACAGTGGTAGAGATAACTCGAAGCTGAAAATTGTTGAATCATATATTGCACCAGGGGATATGATGGTGGGTGACGGGACAGTGAAGAAGGGCACATGGATGATGGCAACATTAGTATTAGATGATAAGATTTGGGAATCAGTTAAAAAGGGGGAAATAACGGGGTATAGCATTGGAGGGTTTTCGGATGCCAGAATTGAAACTCCGGCGATTATTTAACATAAAAGTCAATCATGTTTCACTGGTTGATAGAGCAGCAAATAAACAAAGTTTTCTATTAGTAAAGCGAGATGACTCGAAAGGAGAAGTAAAGATGGATGAACTCAAAGGCGTACTTGGGAAAATTGAGGATGCTCTGAATAAATCTAATGATAGATTAGAGAAACTCGAATCTCAAGAAGGTATTTTCAAATTTGAGGTTGACAAAGCAGGGGCAAAGTTTTCTAAGGATACTGTTAGTAAACTGAAGAACCTGCGTGATACCCTCAATCTTCTTATTGGTGAGGAACCAGCAGAGAAGCAAGAGGACGAAGTGGATGCTGTAAAGGCAATTAGTGATGGCTTTGAAAAAGCCAGTAAACAATCAACTAATAAAACAGATAAAAATACAGACCTTGCCAATACGATTGTAAAGGCAATTGCTGCTGCATTAGAAAACAAGGAGGAATAAATAAGATGAAACAACTTTCAACCCAGGAATTTGAAGCTCTTGGTGCATCTCTATTTAAAATCATTACTGAGAAGAAAGAGGATTTAGGTCTTTCTTTTGATGAAAAGAAAATAGATGATATGGTAGAGAAAGCAGTTCGTAATATTCTGAAGAAAACCCAAAATAGACAGCATCCATATTCTGATATTGACCCCCAGGACTTTTTGGTTATTCAGAAAAGACTTGAGGAAAAAGCAGGTACGGATGAGGTTACAAAGAAACTTCATGAAATGAATGATGATCTCTACATTCTTTGCACCATTATGAAACGTCAACCTTCCGCTCTTCAGTCATTTCCTAATTTTGAAAGGAAATGGGGAGAACTTGTGAAGGCATTGAATACAAGCGCGGCAGGTGTAGGTCTTGAGTGGATTCCCGAAGGCTTTTCGCAGTCTATGATCGACCTTGTGGAAATTGAAGCGAAAATTACTTCTCTTTTCCAATCATTTACCATGCCTACGAATCCCTATACATTTCCAGTGAAATCCTCCCATCTGACAGCTTATAAAGGTGGGGAAGCAACTACAGATTCACCTTCAATGTATAAGACCAGTTCAATGGGAACTGATGATTTGACATTTACAGCAATCAAGAGTATTGTCAATACAGCGGTTTCCGATGAGATGATTGAGGATGCTTATGTTGCTGTACTTCCTGAACTGAGAAGGGATATTGCAATAGCTCAGTCAAGAGGTTCAGATAATGCAATTATTAATGGTGATACTACTGCTACTCATCTTGATACTGGTTATACAGTAGCTTCGGATGATATTCGGAGAAGCTGGAATGGTCTCAGGGATATGTGTATCAGCACACTGAAGAACGATGGTTCAACGTGGTCAACCTCAGCAGGGCTTGCTCTTCTGAGAGGACTTAATTCTGAGATGGGTTTGTATGGTATTAATCCAGACGAGATTAAAGTTCTGTGTAATACTAATATGTACCAAAAAATGATGTCTCTTGCTGAAGTAAGAACTGTTGATAAATTTGGGGCAGTTGCTACTATTAAAAATGGCAGACTTAATGCTATTGATGGTGAGCAGATTGTTCTAACTCAGCATGTTGAGGAGTTACAGAATGCAAGTGGTGTTTATGATGGTACTACTGAAACTCTTACACAACTGTTGAAAGTCTGGACTCCAGGTTTCAGAGTTGGTATAAGAAAAGGTTTTACAATTGAATATGTACGGAAACCTCTTTATGGAAATAGTTACCTTGTTTCTACAATGAGAAAACATTTCCGTGCAATTCGTGATACCACTACTGAGCCAATGATTGGTTGGCTTTATAATGTAACAAAGTAAATTTAATATAGTAAATAGGTTATGATAAATAAGATGGAAAAAAGAAATTCATATGAGAAGTATTGCCAATGTAGTTGTGGCCAAATAGTAAAACAGGGAAACCGATTTATTAATGGTCATAATGGAAGAGGCAAGTCTAAATTCTTTTCAGAAGAACACAAGAGAAAAATTAGTGAAACAAAAAAGAAACAACATTCTCTTGGCTTACTTTATAATCCTATGGACTCAGAAGAGACGAGAAAGAAATTGAGTGAAATTAGAAAGGGTGAAAAGAATCCTTTTTATGGAAAAAATCATTCAGAGGAAGCTCGATTAAAAATGAGTATTGCTCATAAAGGAAAAACTTCTGGAAGAAAAGGTAAGAAGCAAACAGAACAATGGAAAAAGGAGCACAGTAAAGTTTTAAAAGAAAAATATGCTTCTGGTAAATTAATTGCTTATTGGAAGGATAAAAATCTTTCTATTAAACACAGAGAAAGTATAAGTAAGAGTTTAGAAACTGCTTATGTTTCCGGTATTAGAAGCATTCGTAAGATTAAAGATACTTCCATTGAACTTGCTTTTGAGAAAATTTTAAAACAATTGAATTTAAATTATGAGAAGCAATATTCAATTGTGATTGATAATTTATATTCTTGTGTGGATTTCTTTTTACCGGATTATAATATCATAATTGAGTGTGATGGTGATTATTGGCATAACCGTAAAGATATGATTAAACAAGATAAGTTAAAAAATCAATTGTGGTCTTTACAGGGTTATACTGTATTAAGATTTTGGGAACATGCAATTAATGATTCAATAAATAATTGTATTAGTGAATTATGTGCGTGTTTACAAAAAGAAGATAATAAACAATTATTTAACTTTTACTAACTGAGTACGGTGCCGCCTGGTATTGTGCCAGGACGGCATCGACTCTAAAAAGGAGATTTACAATGGGTGCAGGTTACAAACATGAAAATAGGGACTATGTTAGTCCTGTCGAACGTACAGAAGTTGAAGGTCAATTTGGTCCCGGTTTTTATTGGGCTGCTTGGCAATTGCAGAAATTTGCAACTGTTGGCTCTACAATTCACATGGTTTCTAATTGTGAAACTGTTACTGATTGGGATATTTCCAGTGCATCTGATTTTAATTGCGTTGCAGGAACTCCTGATTTTAGAACAGGTTCAGATTCTCTTGAAACAGATAGTTTAACAACTACACTTGGTTCAACTCTAACCCTCGATACTAATCATAGACCTGACAGAGAAAATTGGAATGAATTCAATTGGCTTTGTATGTGGGTTCATGATGATACAGCATTGAGATTAGCAGGTGAATTAACTGTTCAAATTAGGAATAATGGGGATTGGTGCACTGCATTAAGTGTTCCTGTTAATACCACAGTGGATGTATTTGAAATAAAATGCATTGATATTTCCGGTATAGCCAGAGAAGCGGTTGATGGATTTAGATTTGTTGACCAGCGTAGTTCTGCAAGTACTGAGAAAGTTTATATCGACAGCATTTTTGTTACTGACCTTATTACAGGTGAAGGTAGCAATACGGAAATTGCCGCTGGTCCTATTTATGGTCCAGTAAGACCAATTAAAGTTGCAACAGGGCAAACAATGATTCCTGGTTGTGGTATTAATTGGGAATTATGTGAAGGACATTTGGCTGCTGCTAATGATACTGCTGTTGTTGGAATTTGCTGTCAAACGACAGATTTTGCTACAAGAGCAGGATCGGATACAAATCCAAAGTATGTTTTAGCTGCTTGTTCAGGTGCCATCGTATATTGTATGAATGTTGGTGCTACTGTACTTGGTGATGGTGTTTGTGTTGGAACAAGTGCATTAGGTGTTTCTGATGCTTCTACGAATGTAACTTATACATTTGCGAGAGCTTTGGAAACTGGGACAGATAATGCCCATACGGCATATCAGATGTTGTTCCAAACTACTAATAATTAATTAAATGGCGGGTCAGCTTTCCTCTGGATGGGGGGTAGAAATATCCCCCTCCCGCCTAAAATGAAAGGGAGTATTTATGGCAATATATATAGCCTCACATTATGCTCCTAACAATTCGATTGTTACGCTTGCTCAGATAACTGCTGCTGCAACTGCCTCTGATGTTATTCAGATGATTACAGATGATGGCAAAGTTATTTACTTGAGTGCTGTTTTTGCTGTAACAATTGCAACGATTGATACCAATGTAGTTGTTAGGATTCAAGGTTCTTTGGATAACAGTAATTGGTTTAACGTGGATGAGGATGAGCAGGATGTTACATATACAGCGAATGGAACTTATGCACTTCGTTATCAGGGCAAAGGTGAAGTTAGATACCTTCGTTTGTATGTAGTTTCTGAATCTGGCGGAACTCTTGTTACTGTTGATATTAAAGTTAAAATTTTTGAGCCGCAGGAATTTATTCTCCGGTAAACGAAGGGAGTTAATTACTGATGGCAACGATTAAAGCTCATAATTATAGGGACAGTGAACGTCCATATACTTTTACACAATTAACCGCTACAGGAGTTACATCTGATTTATTAGATATGAGCGGATGTAAAGATGCGGTTTTTCAATATACAATTGCTGCTATGAATACCACAGTGGTTGTTCGACTTGAAGGTAGTAATGATAATAGTTCATTTTTTAATCTTGATTTTGACGATCAGGATATAACCCAAACAGTGAATGGAACGTATGCAATTCAATACGAGGGTAGGGTGGGGTTTATTAGATTCCGCTTTGTCTCAGAGACCGGTGGAACGGCGGCTACAATTGATGTTGTGGCATATATAGGTAGAGCAAATTAACAGGAGGAGGAGTGTTTGAATGAGATATTTAAATAGAACGAAAGCAATCGGGGAAAATACAGCTGATAATGCTTTCGTAAGTACAAGTGTAGTTTCAAATAGAGATGGTTCGGTTCTGGAAAGGACTGAATTTATCATATCGGATTTAGTTGGAATAGATACCGATATGGATGAGGTTCTTTCCCATGTACTAAATCTTTCAAGTAACCTGGTTTTGATTCATAATGCCGCATCTGACATCGTAAGTGCTGCAAGCATTTTAAAGGATATGGGCAGTGATTTAGTTCTAATTCATAATGCAGCAAGTGACCTTATTAGTGCAGCAAGTTCATTGAAGGATGTTAGAAGTGATATTATAGCAATGAATAGTGAATTGCTTGACATTCGCAGTGATATTGTAGGAGCAAAGTTAGATATAACTGAGATTCTTTCTCATGTAATTGATATATCTTCTGACTGTGTAAATATATCAAATATTCATAGTCATGTTATTGATATTCAAAGTGATTTGGTGGGTACGAAAAGTACTCTCTTAGATATTAAAAGTGATATTGTTGGAGCAAAAGTAGGTATCACTGAAATTCTATCTCACGTGATCGACATATCTTCAGATTGCGTGAATATAGCAAATATTCATTCTCACGTAATAAATATTGCCTCCGATTTAATATCTGCTATGTCCCAAATAAATGATATTGCCTCTGATGTGGTACTGGTAGGTAATATTCATTCTCATTTACTTAATGTGCAGAGTGATTTAGTAGGAGCAAAAAGCTCACTCTTAGATCTCAGAAGTGATATAGAGGTTATTCTTGCAGGTGGGATATATTCAATGGAGTTCTGGGGGGCTTGTGCTCAAAAGATTACTGTTGATACAACTATTAGTGACATCAATCTTCCATCGGTTACAATTGCAGATTTACCTACCACTGCTACGATAGCAAGGGCAATAGCAATGTTCCGATTTAGAATGGTAGATAATCTTAATGCTGGCGCAAATGCCTGTTTAGGTGCGGCGCAAATTCAAGTAAGAACTGACGCACCTGGAACCTTGAGAAATGCCATTACCATTCCTGATAATTTCTGTACTTTTGCTGCAGTAGGAACAAGTTTTGGTGGCGATTTAATGGGAGATAGTGATATTGCCATTGAGGTTACTGGTAATGATACCTATCATTTCAAATGGATGCAGGCTGACGCTGATGCAGATTCTCTTGAATTTGAAGAAATTCAAACTGGTCTTAAAATCTGGTTTGATGCATAAGAGGTAGAAAATGAAAGTAGCATTTATTTGTGCTAAGGGTTTTAATACTCTTATAGGAAAGACAGTAGATGCTCTTTCAAAAGATTATAATGTCTGTTTAGCAGAAGTTTCCTCTGTTGAAGGAATTGAAAAAGCAATTAAATGGGCAGATATAGTTTGGTTCGAGTTTGCTAATGAAGTGGCGGCAATAGGAACCAAGAGTCCATTTATCAAAGGTAAGAAGGTTATTGTGAGACTGCGGAGCTATGAATTATTTAATCAACTGTATAAGGGAATAGAGTGGAACGCTGTTAATAGATTAGTATTCACGGCTTCGCATGTAAAAACATTATTAGGAGAGATTTATCATGAGATAAAAAACGTGAAATCTATTGTAATTGAAAATGGCTTCGAGTTGGAAAATGCTTCTAATAACAATTTTAAGACTGGTTATGATATTGCTTGGGTTCCAAATGGGATAGATCATAGAAAGAATCCTCCAATGGTACTTCAAATTATGAAAAAGCTGAATAATGTTTCTCCTCAATTCAAACTTCACATAGCAGGCACATATAGAGAACTCCGACATCGGGTCTATATGGAATACCTGACTAAAGAACTGGGACTGCAGGATAACATTATTCATTATGGCTTTGTTACTAATATGGAAACTTTTTGGCAGGATAAAAACTATCTATTGAGTACATCCCTATTCGAGAGTTTTGGTAACAATATTTTCGAGGCAATGATCCACAATATCCAACCGGTTATTCATAATTTTTATGGAGCAAAACAACTCTATCCAACCGAAGCCCTTTTTAATACTATTGATGAAGCGGTCAATATGATTGTAACTCCAAGACATATTGAAGGTCGGAAATTTGTACAGGAAAAAGGTTATACGTTTGATAATCAGATAGCAAAAACAAGAACACTTATTGAATCTTTAAAAGAGGAAAGCTAAAATGAAAGTTGCGCATTGGGGAGTATTTGCACCATGCCAGAGTGGGCAGTACGAAACAGCAAAAGAACTAATAATAGCAGAGAGAGCGGCCGGACTTGATGCTGAGTTTATTGATTTTGGTTGGAAAGACCAGGCAAATTGTAGGGTAGGATTAGTTGATGGTGCCATTAAAACAGTTAATCCACATTGGTGTGATGATGCCAATATAATGCTCAGGCATTCTGACATTCCTCTTGATTATCTTCGTAAGGATATTCCTTATATGATATGTCTGCATGGAAGACCTGAGAGTTCTTTTCTTACCGGGTATAGAAGCGGGGCATACCCGGTAGATAGAAAAAAAGATGTTTTTAAGATGATAACCGATAAGGTGCTGGATAAAAACTGTCTTGGGTACATTACATTCTGGCAGGAATACATGGAGATGTTTGAGGATTTAGTACCAAGTAGCCTTGTTCATTATGTTCCTGCTCCTGTTGATTTGATTAAATATACTCCATTTGGTACTAAGAGGAAATTTGAGAATAGTGGGGAACCCAATATCATTATAACCGATATGTGGCGGGAGGATATTACTCCATTTAATGTACTTCAAGCGGCACTTTATTATAAACGACATATTAATAGTAAGGCATCAATTCACATTTATGGAATTTGGAAGAATGATTATCGGAGAGATTATATAAATAAATATGGAAAATTGATTGGTGAATGCATGAAGTTTGTTACTGGTTTAGAATTTGTTTATAGATCAGCAGACATATTTATTACCCCTCATGTGATAGCAACCAGAACAGTCAGGGAAGCGATGGCTTCAGGTGTTCCGATGGTTGCGGGTGGAGGTTCTCCTTATACTCAATATAATCATGATCCAAGAGATATAAAGGGATTTGCCCAGGAAATTGATAAATGCTGGCAGGAAACTGCTGGAAATAATAATGTTCGATTAACAATAAGAAAACAAGCAGAGGAAGAATTTAGTCTTGAACGAGTTGGTAGAATGATGAAGGGTACACTTGAATTCTCTTTGAATTCTGAAGTGATGGAGCGGATGCATAATCATAAAGTTGTGGAGCAGGTAAATGAAATTTGCGCTGGTGTACGATAAGAACGACCAGAAGTTAAGACCACAAACATATAGTCCAGTTTTCAGAAATATGTTTGAAGCGTTGAAACAGAGCAGATTTGATGTTACTGATATAAATAATGACTGCTCTGCTCAGGATATTGATGCTGATGTTATTCTGTTCTACGATGTTCATTCATCTCATCACATTAAAATTGATGGAATTGAAAAGCATTCCGCTTTGAAATTAGAGTATTTCAGTGATCCTCATCAGAATGAAGTAAAGGGACAGTACCAGGACACGGGTGTAGTGGTACATAAACTGGATGCTAAACAGCGTATTGAACGTTCCCTTAGTAGGGATATAGACCATATTATATCACCAGTGAGGGAAAGATTCTTTCAATATTTTGAGCTATATTTAAATGGTAATTGTGAGAATATGCTTTGGTATTTTCCACTTACTCCTAATTTTGTCCCCGGAACTGGTTTAATAACAAATAGAATACATGAAGTTCTTGGCAATGGTGCAACCTGGGATGGCGGTATTGGTGCTTACGAATTTAGGAAATGGGCATTTAAACAACCTTATATTCATTATATCCCCCACTGGATACAGAATGATAAAGTACCTTGCGGGGCAGATTATCATCTTATGCTGAAGATGTTTGCTGGAGGACTTGCCTTATCCGAATTTTATCCAGTACCTAAATACTTTGAAATGCCACTTGCCGGTATGGTTACGTTTATTCAGCACCACAAAGAGTATGAGGATTTAGGATTTAAGAATTATGAGAATTGTGTTTATGTAACTAAGGATAATCTTGAATGGGAAGTAAATGGTTTTCTTCATGACATGGAAAAAGGACAGTTTGATAGATGGCAAGAAATAGCAGATACCGGAAGAGAATTAGTAGCTAACAATTACACTTCTAAACATTTCGCTGATTGGTTGTATAACAAATGTCTTTCCGAAAGGGGAGTACAATGAGAATTTGGTTTATTGGAAATGAGGCGGAAAAAACATTCACTTATTATGACCCTGAATCTCAGGAACGGTTTAGATTTCATAAATCAGATATAGAATATGATGTTCCACAGAAGATTGCAGACTGTTTAATTGATATGAAACCCTATCTCTTTGGCAGAAGTAAATCCAGTATTCTATACAATAGAGGTGAGCCAATGCTTGAAGAATCATCCGCCCCTATAACTACCCAAGCGGGTGAGATTATTGAAAAGTCAAAAGAGAAACCTTTTTTATCGCCTTGGACAGAGGAACAAAGAGTAAAATCAAGGGCAACAATTAAAAGGAAACAAGCGGCAAAAAAGAAAAAAGTAGTGAAGAAAAAGGTGGAATAGCGAATGTCATATAATATACTAACAAGCGCGCAGGCGCGGGTAGGTAGTGAGATTACTCAGGAAAATCTTGATGATGCTCGATCCTTACTTGATATGTATTCTGGCTATCGCTGGGAATCCACTACTATTACTCAGACATTTTCAGGAGGACAGGATAATTTCTGGATTAATTTAAGATTGCCAATCATTTCAGTTACTTCTCTTACTATTGATGATGTTGCCCAGACTGAAGATACTGATTTTGAAGTAAGGCGACCAGAGGGTAGAATACGACTGTTTTCAAGTCTTCCTTGGGGGCATGATAATATTGTAGTGGTTTATGTTTATGGATTTACTGAGATAAGTGGAAATCCAGAAGTGGACTTTTACACTTCAACAATAAATACAGTAAAGAATGTCGAAGCATCACTTGCCTTGTATCTTAGGAAAAATCCATTGCAGATGAAACAGATTGATATTGAAGGTGGTACTGTTTGGTTTGATGATAATCAGATTGAGAAGATTCTTTGCCGATTACCTAAACCACTTTCATTTATTGCTGTAGATAATATTGGCATTAATGAACCGGATAATGAGAGGATGCTTTGATTAGTTCATTTCTCATAACTGAACTTTCCTGTAAGATTTTACGCAGGCAATCTGATTCTGTGGATGATGATTTTGAACCTACTTATGATCCGTCCGATGAGATTGATTATCTGTTTAGAGGAAAGATTAGTAAAGAAGTCAAAGAACAGTTAGGAGAGAATATTCAGATAGATGGCTATTTCATTATAACGGAATCAGTTTCTCCGGGTGATAAAATTCTATTTGATGGTTATGAATATGATATAGTTCCAGGTGGTATTTTTTCAAGGATGAAAATGCTGACTGGACAGGTTGAATATTACATGGTAGTTGTTTCAAGAAGGAGAGAATATAATGAAGCAGAGATTGCGATTAATTCAAAGGTTGATTGATGGGACTGCAACAGCTGAAGAGAGGGCGGTTGGTGAAAGTATTCCTACTGTTATAAATGCAGTCAATCAAGCAAATAAAGTAGTAAAACCTATAACAATTAAAACAAGGAGAAAAGTATAATGGCAACGGATGAAACACCTGTTTTCAAATTTGTTAATCCGCCCGGAACAGGGGCGATTATAAGAAATGATGGTGGTGACGCTGGTGGTGGTGGAACAAGAGATGTAATAGATTTTGAGCAGAGTGGTACAGAGGCATTCTCAGTTGATTCCAGTGGATTACCTGACCCTGGTGGGGGTGATCCTAAACGTCAGGTAATCGTTTGCATTGGCGATATTGCTGCTGATTCTGATGCTTTGCAAAATTATTTATGGCAACCGCAGGCAACCTGTACAGTTACTAATATTTATATTTGTGTAAATGCTGATACGGCTGATGGAACTACAAATAAACAAATTATTACAGTTAAAAGGGAAGTGGATGACGGGGCTGTGGCAACTTTTACAACCGCAGCGGCTAATCCAGGTCTTGCAGATGAGACATGGACTACATTAGGTGCTATTACTAATGCTTCTATTGTAGCCGATGATTATCTGTATTGTACATATACTAAGACAGTTGGCGGTTTAGCAATGGCTGGTTTAACATTTTTAATTGAATATACATTAGGTACATAATAAGGAGGAAAATAAATGGGTGCAACAAGTGTAATTCATGTTGAGGATTCTCAGGGCTCTGGTCCTGCTATGATTTTCGATGTGAATAATCAAAGAGATATAATTTCACATTACGATGATGGAACATTAAAATTTAAACTAATGTCCGATGGTACAATTTATACTACTTCAGGTTGGAAATATAGATATGCTACTATTGGACTTGGTGATATTGCTGCTGATAATGATGCTTATGTTTATCCTTTACTTCGGTGTGGAAATGATGTAACCATTACTCATTGCTCGATTGCAGCGGATACAACGGCGGCAAATAGTGCAACACTTTATCAGACTATTACTCTACAACAGACCGGTAATAGTACCGCTCTTGGTTCACTAACAACCGTTACAACGGGATTTACAATTCATGAACCAAGAGATTTTACTATTGCGACTACCGCTGACCAAGACCATCTTGCTGCTGGTGATACATTACAATTAACAATCATAAAGGCAAGTACTGGTACAGCAATTTCAGGGGTAACAGTTTCACTTACTTATACTATTGATGCTCCAATGAGTGGAAAACTCAATGATGGAAGTTCCGTTGGAACTGCTACTGATAATGTGATTCGAGTAATCAATGATATTGGTTCTGCTCCTCTTATTCAGCATGATTCTGATGGTAGGGATCATCTGAGCGTAAGGCAAAGTGGGGTGGAAAGATTCAGGATTGATAATTCTGGTAAAATGCATGGTGGAACTGATTATTATCCGCCTGACCAGTATTATTATCATGTAACAAATGCTGGTGATATTGCTACTGCCAGTACATTCAAAATTCCTATTTTTAATCCTCATTGCGATGTGAAGATTCATAAGATTTATTTTGGTTCTTCACAGGCATGTGCAGTTGATTCTAATACTGCTTATTGGCAGTTGATTGTGAAAGATGAAAGTGCAAAGTGGCTGACGGATGCATTTGTGCATGGTCCTTATGGTGGTGGAACTGCTCTTGCGGCTGGTTATCTATATGATATGGGTGATATTGCTCAACCGTATAATTACCTTGATGCGGCAGAGCATATTCAGGTAGAACTGGTTGAAACCGGAACAGCTTCCACTATTTATGATGCCACTTTTGTAGTGGTTTACACGAAAGAGAATTAATATGATTCTCGATGTTGAAGGGGCATTTAAAGACTACTTTGTAACCAACATGGTAAATATTGTTGGGAATGGAAACTTTACTGTTACTATTTATAAAGAGAAATTCCCAGTAAATTCTGATAGGGAAGGGATTTCAATTTTTGCTGAAATCCCCTCTACTCATCCAGCATTTGAGATATTTCCTTGTGGGGTACGAATAAATACTAAGGCAAAGAAAAAGACTCATGCTTTTGCTTTAATGCAGAATGTTGATTTACTTATTGATAAGCGGGCAAACACCAACCTCAATAGTGAAATCAATCTTTGTAAATGTCTTCGCAATTCTGGTCCCTCACATTTCGAGGATGATTCAGCACATTATTATACTGCTTTGTATGAAACAGAAGTGAGGAAAACAAGTGGCTGAAAAACCAGTTTTTGATATTAAAGTTAATCCTGATGATGCTCGATTAGCTCAAGCATGGTTCAATAAGTTGGAAGATTTAATAGCTCATCCAAGAATGAATCAAGCATTAATTAATGGCGCAGTTATACTGGAGGGAAGTGCTAAAGATGAATTAAATGAATTAGTTTATAGTACTCCTGAAGCTTCTGGTTATAAACGTACCAGAAAATTAATGAATTCTACTGTTGCTCAGGGAAAATTAGAAACTGGAGTTGGTAATATTAAGGTAGAGAAAACAAGTAATACATTAACGAGTGGCATTATTACTCATGTTAATTATGGTGTTCATGTTCACATGGGCGCGGGACCAAATAGAAAAAGAGGCCCAAGACCTTATATGTCAAATGCTGCTAAGAAGTCAGAAAAAGATTTTGTAAATGAAGTTAAAGAAGCAATAAATGATATTGCAAAGGGAGGTTTTTAAGATATGGCAACTCGTACGTTAACAGCTACAAATATTAATTATGGTGCTGCTGGAGTTAGTTTCAATTCTGTTGAACTGGGTTATTTCAAGGATGCGGTTACATTTAGATATGATATAACCTATTTTGAAGTTACCTCATCACAGACTTCCATGCTTATTGATAAGAAAATCATTTCTGAAAGGGCAGTTGCTACGATTGCAATGCTTGAAACAGAATTGAGTTTACTTACTTCAGTAATGAATACAGGAACTTATGTTCTTGATGGTGCTGGTAGTAAGAAAAAGATTCAGTTTGGTGGCCATCAGATTGCGGTGGGGGATGCTCTTACGCTTGTTATTACCCCATTGGGGGATGCCGCTGGGACTGAAACGACTGATAGTAACGAGAAGATCACAATTTACAAAGCATTTCCTGAAGTGAAACTTGCTTATTCGTTTTCACTTGAGGATGGTTCATGGGTAGTGCCAGTTGAGTTTCATGCTATTAAAGATTCAACTAAATCAACAGGTAATCAATTATTCCTGCTTGGTGATAGCACTGCTACAGCATAACATTTTAAACGGAGGAAAGCAATTATGCAGAAGAAAGATTTAAGATCAATTTCACTCTCTGAGTGGAAAGCAAAATCCAAAAAGACAGAATTTCATAAATTACCTTCAGGGGTAACTGTGGAATTGAAAAGGTTAAGTCTTATTGAACAGGTTTCTATTGGTAATTTGCCATTAGAAATGTTCAATACAGCGATGGAAGCATCAAATAAAATGGCAAAGGGTGGACAGAAAGTGTCAATAGTTGAATTAAGTAATATGACTAATTTAATTAATTCAATTACTGTTCTATCTCTTGTTAACCCGCCCGTTACCATTGAAGATGTTGGTGAAATTCCATTTAATGATCGACAGGCAATCTTTGTTATAAATTCTTCAGAAGCGGGAGCACCAGATTTGCTTCCCTTTCCTGAAGAATGAGCAATTTGTAGGGTTATTAGATGGTCTTTGTCAAAGATATGGGCAAAGACCATCTAAAATAATTCAGGAAAGTTCAATATGGGAAATCAATTTTGATGCTGCTGTTGCAGTATTAGGTAGTCAAATTGAATCTGATAGAATGAAAGAGTCTCAGAAAAAACAGCAGGATAAACCTGTATTTAAGACAGGCATCGAGGGCATTAAACATATGCAGAGAACTGAAGGACGGGGCAATTAATGGCTGATGTATTAGGTGGCAGGTTACGATATGATATTGTAGCTGATGCCACTAAGTTTGAAGCAGGAATGAAAAAAGTTGGTAATTCGCTGGAGAAGCATCAGGCGAATATACTAAGGGCAGGGGTAGCCTTCACCGCATTTGGTGCTATTATAACAGGTGTTTTTGTTCTTGCTACTAAATCCGCCTCCGACTTTGAATATCGTCTTGCTAAAGTTGCCACTCTAATAAATAATAATACAGTAGTACTTGCTGGAATGAATAAAGAGTTAAAAACTCTTGCTATGCAACGTCCTCAAAGTGTAAATGAACTTACTGATGCTTTATATCAAGCAGTATCTGCAGGTGTAGAAGCTACAAAAGCAGTTACCTTTTTAAATGATGCTACAAAATTAGCTATTGGTGGTTTTACCGATACAACAACTGCTGTTGATATTTTGACAACTGTTATTAATGCTTATGGAAAGTCCGTAGAAGATGCGGTTAATGTCATGGACATATTAATAACGACTCAAAATAGAGGTAAAACAACAGTTGCTGAAATGGGACCTGTTCTTGCAAGGGCTATTCCAATTGCAGCAGGATTAGGTGTTTCTTTTGAAGAATTAGCTGCTATGATCGCCACATTAACATTTAGTGGTATTTCAACAGAGGAAGCTATTGTAGGTATAAGAGGTGCCTTTTCTTCTCTTGCAACACCATCAGAAGATTTAATTGAAATTCTTGATGGAATGACTATATCAGCTGATGGTTTAATTCCTGTTTTTAATAAATTGACAGAAGAAACTGGTGCGAGCGCTGATGTACTTTTTAAACTTATTCCAGAAATGAGAGCGGTTAATGCTATACTGATTCTTACTGGTAAAGGTGCTCAACGTTTTAGTGAAGACCTTGTACTAATGGGTGAAGTTGCTGGGGCATCACAAGAAGCTTTTGACGTTATGATGGATACTTTAATTAATAAATTTAAAACTTTTACTTCTTCCCTTGATATACTTATAAAGAGACTTGGTGAAGTATTTATTCCAATAACAGGCGATTTACTTGAAATGATGGGGGGAGTTTTAGCTCTTACATTAAAATTTACAGAAGCATTTCCAAGATTAACAAATACTATTATAGGTTTAACAGCAGCAATAGGCGCATTATCATTAGCTATTGGTGGAATTTTACTTTTACTATCTGGAGCATTAATTGTAAAAGCTGCAGCAACAGCAGGAATTTTTACTGCTATGGCTACTTTACTTACTCCTATATCAGGACCTCTTATTATTGGATTTACTGCAATGGCAGTTGCTGTTACTCTTGCTATTGCTTACTGGAATGATTTAAAAGTAATAATGGGAGCAGTAAAAGATTTATGGGAGAAAATGCCTTTTGTTAAAGAAAAGAAAATGCAGGGTTTAGCTTATAGTAGACCCTCTGGTACTATTTATAAAACAATGGAAGAAATGGAAGCCGGAGGGACTACTCCTACTACTGAAGCAGCTATATTTGATAATAAGGAATTAACGAATTCTCTTGATGATGTAACAAAAGCATTTGCAAGAAATAGAGATGAAATTTCTGCAATGCAGACTGAATATGCTAATTTTCAAGAGTACCAGAAAAATATGGTAATAGGAGCAGAGAAAGAAGCAAAAGCTATACGATTAGTGGAAATTGAACGTGCCAGACTTCGGGAAGAATGGGAAAGAAATCTTGAATTGGAAGCACGTGGATTTTTACCTATTGATACTACAGCTCTTCTTACTACATTTACAAGCGAAACCCCCCCTGGAGTATTTGAAAGGATACGATTATATGCAGAAGAGACTTTCAAGGATATTGCTTACCGAATTAAATGGGAATTAGAGAATGTAGCATTTTGGTTTAATCGTGATATTCTTGTAGGTAATTGGAGAGAAATTTGGAATAATCTAAGAAATAATGCCTCGGATGCCGCTGCTGATATTGGTGCAATGTTAATGACCCAGCTTGAATTAAAGGCAATAGGCGGTCTTGCTAATGCATTGTGGAATGTTTTTACAAGTGATACTGCAATGAAGGCATACGCCTGGGTAGGTAGTAAAGTTTGGGAAGGAATGAAAGACTTAGGAAAATGGATTTATGATACTTTTCATTTAAAAATTGTAGAAGATGCTTGTAAATGGATTGGAGAAAAAGTTTGGGAAGAATTAAGAGATTTAGGAAAATGGATTTATAGAGAATTAGTAAGTCCTATTGTTAAAGCTGGATGTGCTGCTTTTTCTTTAATACTTCAGGGATTTATTGAATTAGGAAAATGGATTTATAGAGAATTAGTAAGTCCTATTGTATCAATAGGATGTGCCGCCTTTGCTTTAATACTTCAAACAGCTATTACATTAGGAAAATGGATTTATAATCAGCTTATTGATCCTTTTATTTACCTTGGCGCAGCAGCTTTTGCTCTTATTCTTCAAACTGCTATTACATTAGGAAAATGGATTGTTGATGCTTTACAATCTGATTGGGTTCAAACTACAATTCTATGGTTTGTAGGAAAATTCTCGGTATTGTGGAAATTGGCTGGAAGTATTGTGGATGCTTTGAAATCTGGTTGGGTATGGGATACTATTAAATGGTTCATTAGTAAGTTTTCTGTACTTTGGACATTAGCAAAATCAATAGTTGATGCATTAGAATCTAGTTGGGTCTGGAATATTATTAAATGGTTCATTAGTAAGTTTTCTGTACTTTGGACTCTTGCTCAAAGTATTGTTGATGCATTAAAATCTGGTTTTGTAGGAGACGCTATTAAATGGTTTATAGCAAAATTAGCTGGAATATGGGAATTTACTAGAGCTCTTGCCTCTTCCTTTACTTCTCCTGCTGTTATAACTGCTATTGCTACTTTTGCAGCAACCCTCGCCACTGCTGTTTTAACTGCATTAGGACCAGCATTAATAATTCTTGGTTCTTTATGGGCTATATATGATGCTTGGAAGAGGGTTACGGAAGATCCTAAAGGATTTCTTGAAACAATGTATCGTAAGACAAGAGAAGGTCTTGGACTTGATAAACCAGCACTTGGAGATCAATATACTGGATTTGGTACTTTACAAGGTAAGACTACTGCAGAAATGGCAGCTATGGGTGCTTATAACCCGCCAACTCTTGCGCAGCAATATACCGAAGAAGAATTGTCTGCAATGGGGATTCCTGGTTATCAATTTGGTGGAATTGTAAAGGGTATGATTGGAAGACCTATTCCTGCTATTGTTCATGGTGGTGAGGAAGTTCTTACAAGAAGTGATTCCAGACATAGCGCAAATCAAGGTGGCGCAATCAATATTTATGTAACCGGAAATACAATTTTGAATGATAATGACGCCGACCGTCTTGCAAGTAAAATAGTTGAAAGTATAACCAGAAGGGCGAGAATGCAACAAACATACTCGATACTTTAATGAGTGTTATTTATTGTACAGTGGATTCTACAGAAGTTATAATTCAGGGTGGTTCTCTTGCCATTTATGATAGGGCTACTACTAATTCTAATACTGCATCATTTAAATTAGTTAATCCTTCTACCGAACCAGTAGAAGGAAATGATGTACAGATTTATCTTGATGATACTATCCAGAATTTATTTAGTGGGATTATATCTACAATTACAAGAGAATATGTTGCTCCGGAAACAGTGAGTTATGTACTTTCCTGTATTGGATATTGGCGATTATTTGATAGGCGATTGGTTAAAGAACATTATAAAAGTGATCTTTTAAGTCCTTCATTTGTACCTACAATTCATACAGTGGTAAGTCATATTATAGATAATTTTACTGATCCTGCTATTGGTTTTACAATGAATAATATTATATCCTATCCACAGCATGAACTTGATATATTATTTAATTATAGAAAACCATCCGATTGCGTAAGAGAATTAGCAGAAATGGAAGGCTATGAATGGTATATAGATAAAGATAAAGATATACATTTTTTTCATGCCTCTTTAGGTACTCCTGCCCCATTAGAAATAACTGATGCTAATCTTAAAACTTATTTTGATTCCCTGCGAATATATTCTGATTATACTCAGATACGAAATACAGTTTATTTTCAGGGCGGTGATTTAGAATCAGGTAATCAAACGGTAAAATTTGTTGGCAACGGTGAATCTCGATATTGGACATTACCATATAAACCTAAAAGCATTTCTCTTACAGTAGATGGGGATGCAAAAATACTTGGTAGAGAAAATATTGATGCCGATGATGGTTCATTTGCTTATTTTTATAATTATTATGACCAAACATTATTTTGTGCTGCTGCCGAGACAACTCCTGCTAATGGTATTGTATTAAACATAACAATGAAATTTGCATATCCTTTAATTATTCGAGTTGATGATGAAGCTTCCCAATCTCATTTAGCTGCTGTTGAAGGTGGGGATGGTGTTTACGAATATGTGATTAAAGATAATACAGTAGATTCGGTATTTTTTGGAACAAGAAAAGCAATGCGAGAATTATATAAATGGGCATTCCCACGAATAGAAGGGTCTGTTTCCATTGTTAATTATTATGGGTTCAAAGCCGGGCAGAAGATTGTTTTAAATATTACTAATCCTGATAGTTCCGCTTATCGTTATAATGATACTTATTTTATTACTCAGGTTTATATAGAAGATTTAGGAAATAATATATTAAGATATTCAATAAACTTTGAGGGTAATTATGGCGACTGATGATATTATTGATTTAGTAATGAGTCTTGCAAAACAGCAGATGAATATTGTTGAATATCGAGAGGATGAACTTATCTATATTATAAAAATTATAAAGGAAACTATTACTCTTACTGATTCTGTTACTGTAATAAAAGCTGCACATCCGGTTAAATACGATGAAGTAATAGCAATTTATGATAGGTGCACATATGGGTAAAACTATTAAAATAAATGAAAAGCAGAATATTACTGATTGCAATATTAAGATAATATTTCAAAATATTTATACAGGAAAAAAGCGATATAGTTATTATAAGAATACTATTACTGCTACTGGTAAAGCTGCAACTGCTAATTGGATGACTACTTATATTACTTATGGAGCGGTATGTACAGGAGCATTCCCCGCTAATCCTGCGGTAGCAACTATATTAGTAACAGAACTTGATAGAGTAACATTAGCAGCAATAAGTTCCAGTGGTGGAATAGTTTCTACAACTTCATTTTTTGGAGCAGCAGACGCTATTGGCACATTAACAGGATTTGGTTTATTTGGAGGTACTGCTTCCGCTACTCCTGATTCTGGAACATTAATCAATTATGCAGCTATATCAGAAGTTAAAACAACTTCTGAAACCATGACAGTAAATTGCATAGTAACATTGGCATAAGAGGTTTATAAATGGCATATACAAAAACAGCGGTAGTAACTGCAAATGTAACAACTGTTGCAGCAGTACATCATAATAGTATGATGGCGGAATTGAAAGCAGCAGCAGAGGGTATCCCTACACATGATTCTGATTATGTTATTGCTTATACAGGGGATAAGATAAATACAATGACCCTCACTGATAATTCTCCTGCTGGGGATGCCGGATATGACATTACATTAGTGGGAACTTGCTCATATACAGGGGAACAGTTAACATCAATAGCATGGGTGTTTAGTGCCGGGGAACTTAATATAACTGTTACGGAAACATACACTTATACCAGCGGAAAAGTAACCGCTATCGGGAGGGCAATAACATGAGTTCTATTTTGGCTTATAATGAGGCAAGGAGATGTAAATCAGATCTTGTAACAATAGATTCTAATTTGAATAATATTGCCTCAGATTTGGTATTAATTCATAATGCTGCATCGGATATTATAAGCGCCGCAAGTTCATTGAAAGATATTAGAAGTGATTTAGTTCTAATTCATAATGCGGCAAGTGACCTTATTAGTGCTGCAAGTTCATTGAAAGATATACGTTCTGATTTAATAGGTATGGATGTAGACGTTGATAAAATTAGAAGTGATGTTATTGTTATTCAAGGAAAACTTACATCAGGATTAGCTGGTGCTCTTACTATCCAGAAATACACAACCGGGTCGGGCAACTGGACGGTTCCAGCAGGGGTATATGTTTGTGATGTGCTGATTGTGGGAGCTGGTGGTGGAGCCGGAGGGTGTACAAATGCCGCCTCTCAATATGGTGGTGGTGGTGGAGGTGGAGAGGTTGTTGCTATCAAAGATTATAAAGTTGTTCCAGCAGCATCGTTAGCGTATTCTGTGGGAACTGGTGGAAGTGGGGGCGGTGCCGCAGATAATAATGGTGTGGATGGGGTATCAACTACATTTGCCGCATTATTCACTGCTTATGGTGGTAAATTAGGCTCAAAGGGTTCCGTACATACAGGGGGAACGGGTGGTCAAACAGGAGTTACTGGTGGGGCAGCTGGTGCTCGCGGAACTTCGTTCGGTGGTTCTGCATGCTTTGTACGTATTGGTGGCGGCGGAGGCAGTAGCGGCGCCAGTACTGCTGGGGGAGATTGTGTAGGCCCGGGGGGCGCGGCTGGCGATAGTGGTAGTGGCGGTGGAAGCTATGGTGCTGGTGCAGCAGGTAGAGCGTATTCTGGGGATGGGATTACTGCGGCCGCAAACTCTGGGGGCGGTGGTTCAGGAGCAGCATCAAATTCTGCCGGTGGCTTTTCGGGTGGCAGCGGTGGTTCCGGTTACATTTGTATATCGTGGAGATTATAATTGTTTAATATATTTAAAAGAATATTTATAATCAGAAAGAAACCAATGCCAAAAGAACCTGAAATCATTCCTGAGAAACCTCCTATTCCTGTTTATGTGGGTGATATTCCGCTTGAACAATGGATTTACAGATGGCCAACTTTACGTATAGATCAGTTCAATAATTTTGAGAAGATGGAACTGGTTATTATAGACATGCTTGAACACATGCTTAAATTCTGTTCATCTATGGGATTGCAACATAAAATTAATAGCGATTATAGAGATGATGATACTGGACAGCATGGAAAGGGAAAGGCTGTTGACTTTGTACTTTATAAAAAGGTATTAGGGGATTTCCATTGGTTGTATCAGTTTCATATTGCCCTGAGATTTGACTTTACTGGTATAGGAGTTTACCCATGCTGGAATACTCCTGGAATTCATGTTGACAGCAGAGATATTAAATTTCCAAAAGCATTGTGGTGGAGAGATAAGGATAACGCATATAGACGTATGGAAGAAATGTTAGAGGTTATAAAAAGTTAGGAGAAATTATGGAAGATATAATTATTAGAATTTTAATGAATGGTGGCCCAAGTGGGGTTATTGTTGGTATTGGTTTATACATTGTTAAAATTCAAATCAATGGTTTGAGAGATTCTATAAATGAGTTAAAAGAAAATAAACAGTGGGCAAATCTTTGTAATGAAAAGCATAAAGAAGTGGAAAGAAGATTTGGTCGTTTAGAGGATAAATTAAATGGTGGATAAAAAAAGACCCCACTGGCGAACAATTATAGGAAGCATAATTGTTGTCAGTGGGATCGCTATGAAAATGAATAAAATTACCGAACCGATGTCAGATGCCACTATTGGTTTTGGAACATTACTTCTTGGTTATGGTTTAGGTAACTGGCGTGGAAATGAAGGAAAACTATAATATATTTTCCTTAATTTCATTCTTATATTGCTTGAATCTGTACTGTGGAATTCCAACATATTTGCAAATACATCTATTATATGATAGATTTCCTACAACCATTGAATTAAGATAATCAAATAATCCTTGTGGCATATTTGCGGCAGCATCAAAAAGTGCTCTTGCTTCTTCTGATACTTCTTTCAAAATAGCGGGTGGATAACTCATTATTCCTTGTGATTCTACAGTATCAATATATTCATTAAAATCTTCCATAGTTATAACCACTCCCGACCGATCCTTTCTTGTTATATTTAGAAAATGATATGTAAGTTGACTATAAAGAAAAGTTGTATATTTAGTATATAAATTCTCTTTATATTTTCCTCTTATTTTACTTAACATAAGATAGCCCTCATTTATTAAATCTTCTACTTCCCAAATTTGAATATAATGTTTTAAAATAAAATCACTTGCTGCTTTCCTCAGAATACCCAATTCTTCCGCTGACATTTGCTTCTCCTTCTAATAATTGTTTGAGAAGTTTCCTCGGATAACTACAAGGGTCATGTTTTTCAGGTAATCTATATGTATCAATTGTTTTGAAATATGAGGCAAGCTGGCATTTAATTTTATATGAATCTTGTAATGTGGCATCACCATCAAGCAGAATTAGAATTCTATTGGTAAGTTTAGTGGTATTGATTAGAAAGTTTACCTGTGCTTGATGAATTGTTTTTCCAAATAGAGCATAAGCAGGTTTATATAATCCAACTGCCCATGCATCAAATACTCCCTCAACAAGAACTATAGTATCATTATCATAGGCAGGTCGTCCGGCACTATAAAGATAATCATGAATGTTAGAATCCTTGGGAAAAAGATATTTTGACTTACTGGTATGAGTAAAGTCATAAGCGGCAAAGGAAACTACTTCATCCATTCCTCTATATATTGGAATTATTAAACGCTGTTGATAATCACCTGCTATTGCATAGTAACAATCATACCTAAACAAAAAATCCAGACTAAAATTTCGTTCCTTTAGAAAATTATTTATTATAGGGGAAGTGTAATCCTTTTTAAAATATTTCATGTAGTTATAAAAAGAAAATATCTTTTTCTCCTTTTTAACAGGTTTATTCTTTGCAAAAATAGTATTAAGATCACTCTTAACCGATTCCGTATACTTTGGAATATTTGCTACTTCACAGAATTCATCATAGGAAATTCCTTTCAAGGTATGAAGCAGTCTATAAAGTGTCATGGAGTTCCCACATTTCCAGCAGGAACTTATACCATTATCGAGAAAGATGCCACGCTTGAAATTAGTCTCTCCACAAAGGGGACAGCATATACCAACTGCTCCTTGACAAACTTTTGGATGGTCTGATATATAACTAATTGCAAAATGGTCAAGAACTTTGAGAACATTCATTCTTTTTACCTTTGAAATAAGTCATTAAATCCTGAACGTAATCAGTACGATTTTTTAGACTATTAAAAAGAACTTTATCTACTGTTCCCGAAAGAATAATATCAAAATATAAACAAGCATTTTTTTGACCGGAACGATATATCCTTCCTTCCGATTGGTCTCTGAGCGTTACCCCCATCATACCGGAATTGAAATAGATAATAATATTACAAATTTGCAGATTTAATCCTTCTCCTCCTGTCTTTGGATGAGCAACAAGAAACCTTATATCATCATTATTAAGAAATTTATTTATTGGGGTTTCCTTATCTGTTATCTGCCCATTCAAAATAGCATATTTTTCACCCATGAATTTGAGCAGTTCCGAAATCATTTTTGATTCATAAATATATGAATGATAGATTATTGCTTTTCCTGATACCTGAGAAATGATTTCTTTCAGTTCAGCCAGTTTAGGATTACTCTTTAATCTTTTTATAGCACCATTCTTAACGAGTAGAAAACCGCTTGAAATCTGCAGTAATTTGTGGGTACATAGCTTTATACCTTCCAGGGTGAGATCATCGTTAGAAACATCAGAGAAGAGGCTTACAACCATATCTAATTGCTCGTCTGATGGGTCTACCTCTCGTACTTCATACATACGCTCAGGCAAATCTATACATTCTTCTCTTGAATAGGTAATAGATTTCTTGGAAGCAAGTTTTAGAATGATGCTTTCCGAGGTTTCATCCTTACCATATTTACTTCTGTATTCTGCTGGACTGATGGAATGTTTGAGTAAGTGATCTTTCTTGTAAGCATAAAGTTCACCACAAATATGACAAATCTTCTTTGGTTCATATTCATATCGAAAAGGTGGTTTATAAAAATATTTTCTAAGAAACCCCCAATAAAATTCAGTTCCGAATGTTGCCCCATTATCTAATACAAAGAACTCACCATATAGATCAATAGCAGATTTTGATATAGGGGTTCCGGTCATAGCTATTACATATCTGGAACGTTTAGTTAATTGAGCAGTTATTTTCATCTGAAGCGACCAGGATTTACAATGATGTACTTCATCAATAATTACCGCTTCAAACCCATATTCTTTCAGTTTATTTTTATTTATAACATATTTCTTACCTGATTTTTCTGCTCCTATTACTTTCAATCCCTCATAATTTATAAGATATAATCTGTTATCACCATTTATAATTTTATCTATTCGTTCCTGTTTTGAACCATTTAATACTGTAAACTTGAAATTAGTATGTTTGGCTATTTCTTCCTTCCATGTTTTAATAACTGAGTTTGGGCAGACAATAAGAGTTTTCCCTTGTGGGTTCCAGCATTGTAATAAATGTAAAGCAAGACAAGACTTCCCCGTGCCAATGCCTTGTATAAACATTATTCTATTATGCTTCTCCCCTAATGTAAAAGCAATTGAGACTTTTTGATGTCTAAATAACTTGGTATGAAAATTAGAATCTGGTAATATTTTTTCTAATTCTTCGTCTGTTAATTTTTTGTAATCTTTATTTAACATTTTTCACGGTGGATTGAATTGTGAAGAATATGGACTTCATGTTCAGTTAAAGTAAGAATACCTTTCCATACCCCATAACTTGTTGTTAACCCGCCTCCTCCTCCGCCTCCTCCACTAAGTTTATAAGAATTGTCCTCAACTTGTGCTTCAATATGAGCATGGATGTCGCAATTAATAACTTCAGATTTCAAAATATTTAATTTATCAAGATGAACCGGACCAATTTTAATGTTCATTTTATTTTAATTCCCTTTTAATTTTTACCTGATTACTCATTACACGATTATAATACCATGCCTGCGATGCCCCATAATACCCATATAAAGCTCTTCTAATATTATAATCATGTTCCTCCAGATTAAGTTGTAATATATGTATTCCGATCTGAATATTAGTAATTTCATCAAATATATCATTTTCATTTGCAATCAATTCATGAGCCAATAAATATCTTAACCAGACCCTTAGATAAACCTGCATTAATCCCTTTGCACCAACATGCGAAACTGCAAGTGAATTCCAACCGGATTCTGTCTCAATAATTGCCATAATAAGTGATGCCTGTATCTCATAATCATATTCCGTTTCAAAGATTATTATTGCTATGTCCTGCGCTATCTGTTTTTCTATTCCTTTATTCTGTATATAATTCTGAATTTTATTAATTAGTTTAGGTGGTTCTTTTTCTGTTATGAAAGCATAATTGAAATGCCATTCTGCCGGTTGTATTTGCAATTGGTGAAAGTGCAGGAGTATCAGGATAGTTAACCCAAATACCAGCACTTTGTTCATATTCATCCTTTCATATATTTTGTAAGAATGATACGCCATTTTTTACAATTTTCACAGTCGCAGTTTGCATAGCCTCTAATACTTGCAAAGTAATTTCCAGCATCCAATAACTCCTTAATTATTGGCGAATATTCTTCAGTAATAATGCTGGTAGCATTTGCAATTGCTTTTTCTCGTAATGAATTTATATTTCCAAATGTTTTAGCAGTATTAGAATTAGCAGGGTAAATACGTTCTGCTACACGCCTGGCATGTTGACTATTCATTTATCCTCCTTATGGACAAGTCATACAATCCTTATTAAATGTCTCAATAGAAATTAGTTCTTTCAAAGCTGGTTTGAAAGCACTGAATGAAAACGTTGACTTTTCACATCCTGATATATAACTACCCCATGACCATGTAATTATACGTCCTTGCGACCAGTAATTCCAGCTCTCAGAATTGTAAGTACCGGTATGATACTTTGTAATATCATCAGGTCTTCCCATTTTTTTTCTGGTTTCATCCATCTGACTTGAACATGGGTTAGAACATGAGATGATAAAAAGTAGAGAAATAAATGATAACCATTTCAAGTTAGTATTCTCCAGGTTATACTGATTAGAAAACCAACCAATAGACATATTCCTAACACAATCCATAATTGCTGTTGAATTGAATCAGGTGCCATATACATTAGAATTAACATCTGATTGGCAAGATTAATCATTACTATTGTTACAAAAAGAATGAGTGAAATTGCTAATCCCCGCCAGAATATTATCATTATAATTCCTCTATTTGGGATACCTCATTTACCAGTTTAACATTGAATGCCTTGTCTGCATAATTAGTAAGAACGCTCTCTCCTGAAACCACAATGATTTGTAAACCATATCGCCGTGAAATCTCCTGAACCAGAGATCCAAATTGCTGATTGGAAACTTCACCATGTAAATTTCTTGCCGGTTCATCCAGAATTATTACCTGATCCGGTTGTGGACTTACTATTGCAAGACAGGCAATGCGAAGAGCAAAAGAAATTATATCAAGAATACCTCCCCCACAACTTAGCTTACAATCATAGACCATATCTCCTTTATATGGGATTAGCATAACTTCTGCTTGATTTCGTTTCATTACAAACTCTATTCTAAACTTATAATCCTCCCCGTAAACATGCTGAAGGGCTGATGTTACTATATCCTCTATAAAAGTTACTATCTCCTCCTGGGTAGTACCTAATACTATGGTTAGAATTTTGATTGCTTCTTGAAAATTAGATTTCAATTTTACAAACTTTTCTATTTCTAATTTATACTTTTCAAGGTCAGTTTTAGCATCTTGAATTTCACGCTTAATGCTAAAAACCTCTTCATTCAATTTAGAAATATTCATTTTAATACCACATTTTTAAAGTTGCTTTTGGATTATTGCGGCACCATTTCAAAATATCTCTTAGAAACTGCATTGCATTAGTATAGCATCCCCAACGATTTGAAGGATTCATGGGTTTATAAATAGATGGATTTTCCTTCATATGTTTTACCGCTTTTGTAAGAGATTTAATGCATTCTAAACCAAGTTTACCATTAAGTTCTCTTAATGAAAATCCAAGTGCTTTTTCCCACATTCCGGAAACATTACTGGTATAATTTATTGAATCTACTATTGAAATAGGTTTTTTTCCACCGGTATCAATTATCATCCATACAGTATAGCTCATTGATGCGCCTCGCATATCCGTTTAATTACATCTGCATTGGAAGCTTCTTCTTTTGTGATCCCAGTATATTTTTCAAGATCAACCACTTTCTTACATTCAGGACATTTCCATTTAGTAACCCCACAGGTGGGGGCATACCAAACTTCATATTCAACATAGCCACATTTTGGACAGGTAACATCAATAAAGTATCTGGTTCCCATTGCTCATTCTCCGAGATTAGATATGATTATTTCTGCTTTTTCCAGTTCTGTTTCCATTTTCCTATCTAACTTTTCCAGTTCACCATTTAATTCTGTAATATGTTTTTCTGCTTGTACTAATGTAAAACCCTTCTCTTTCAACTGACTTTCTAAATATTCATAAGTACCGATATTTCGATCATTCCCTTGTTTTAAAGATTGATACTTACTCTTTGCTGATTTAATTTGCTGAAGTATATTCTGATTATTCATCACTCCTCCGCTGTCAGCGAGTCGATGATTGTGAATACATCATCAAGTCTAACCCATCTTACTCGATCATGTTTTGCCATCGTAATATCACAATTAATCTTCTTTTTTACCCTCTCCGCGACTGCCTTACTCATCTTGCGATTGCTCTGTATCTTCGCCAGGTGTTCACGTTGTTGGAAGATAGTCTGCTCTGCTTTGGCAATGGTTTTATTCCGCCTTGTCAATGTTTTACGAAACGCCTCGGCGGCAACGATTAGCCTCTGGTTAGCATCGTCTTCGGTGGCAGTCTTCAGCTTACGACCGAGCGAATCACAGGTCTTGGTGAGTTGTTCAATACGAGCTTGTTCAAGTTCACTCATACGTCCTCCTCGGTCAGCGAGTCGATGATGTCGCTAAGTCCACGTAGATATTCATTCCGAATAAAGCAATTAAATCGATCGCGTATCTTCGCCTTCAATTCCTCCGCCACCGTCTTGCTCATCTTGTGATGACGCAGGATGCCAAGTTCAGTATCGCGTTGTTTGATGAGTTCGTTTGCCGCGTCAACGAAATAACGTTTAATTTTATCCGGCAACGGCTTTCTACATCCGAGTGTCGGCACATCAGCACCACATGGTTTTTTGTCAATTTCTTGGCATATATTACAGGCATCATTCTCAAATATCCATACTACCATTCTGTCGATAGTTGCATCTTGCTGGTCATTATATTTGCCTATTGTCATTTTCCCTCCGCGAAATAGCGGTTGACCGTTTCCGGGCATTGTTCGGCATCCCTGGGACATGTACCTATGCCGAGAATCGGGCAGCAAATACAAGTGCTGGATATATGTTTTGTCATCCTGTCTATAATTGCATCCCGCTGGTCGGCGTAGTCGCGGATAGGGGCGATAATTACTGCGCCCATTCTGGATTGCATAGCGTTGAGCAGCTCATCTAATTGCTCTCGCGTAATTGGCTTGGCAGTTGTCGCCATTTTGTAGATAACTGGCTTATCCATTCTTCTCCTTTGGCAACTCAAAAATATAATGACCACCACGTTTATTTGATACCCAACATATCATCCAAAAAATATTGTTATTCATCATCGCTCCGATAATTTCTTCATTCCCTGACCATCCGCCTGTATGCAACCAGTATTTTCTGCTTCGTTGTTTCCATCCACACCAGCCAGGATTGGGTTCGTGATACTTCCATATTTCATAGATGAATTCCATAAGACCCTTGAAGTCGCTATAATCCCATGTCTGAATTTTCTGTAATTCATCCTCATCGGGATATTCATTGTTAATCATAGGACATCCTCCATTTCATCACATGCTTGGCGTAACCTATTCGCCTCTGATGGGTCGGCACATTTTATAGTGAGCATGGTTGTAATCAGCTTTCGCGCCGGGGCTTCGAGCGGATTCGGGCGATAGTTAAGTTCATTCCATGCCAATATTGCGGATTCTTTTGTCTTTTTATAGACTTCTCTTCCGCAATTTGGGCATAATATTTCATACCCATCCGGGCGTGTCCATCCCTTACGGTATGATGGATCGAGTCTGGGATTGGAATTCCCACACTGACACGGTATTGGTATTTTCATAGGGCATCCTCCCGTTCATCCGCTGTCAGCGAGTCAATGATTATGAATAATGTAGTCTTTGCGTTGCCATATTTTTCTATATCTGCCTTCAACTTCTCCGCAACTGCTCTACTCATCTCGTATTCGAGCGGACAAGGTATAAATTCAACGCCACCATCACCAATGAGTGTAACGGTGTTAATGACCCCGACTGACTTTATACTCACGCATTGTCTATTCATACGTCCTCTCCGAATACCTTCTCGCGCACGGCGGTAGTCTTGTTTTTGATTAACATCCATACCCCTGGGGTTAGTACATCCTCAAGAAATTCCGACACGCTGTCTATAGTTTCTACCAGTTCCCGCACTGGAGCGAGGTATGCGCGGGTGTTCCACGTGTCCTTTGGCTCCATATATCCACAATCTACGCAATACCAATGGTCATCATACCCAATATCATCTGCGGATTCAATGTCGAAACAAGCACACTTTGGACATGGTCCCAGTTTATTCGGCATCGGCTGACTCCTTCCCGAACACAATGTCTGTTTCGTAAATTGCGTTTATTACTTCCTTGAACTGTCCTTTTGTAATTTTGGCAACATCCTCGGCGGGGTCTATTTCTACTTCTCGCCCGAATACAGGGCAATAGACACGATATTTATCATACGATACGTTGCAAATAAAGATAGCCGGAATGTGCAGAACTACACTGTCGCCACGCTTAAATTTCTTAACCTTTGACATCGTCCTCTCCTTTCTCTGCGAGTTCGGCGCGGGCACCGGCAATGCTATCTAACGCTTTATTGACGGCGGGATTATCATTGTGGACGCATGCATTAAACAGGTCATCAAGTTGTTTCCGTATGACCACAACCTCACGCTCTGCTTTATCCGCACGCTCCTCTTCACGCTGTGCTATCCCGAGATTGACCAGTCGGTTGCGCTCAGAGATGGCAAGTTCTTTCTTTAGTCTGATATTCTCGTTTGTTTCTATGGACACGTTAGCTTCATCCTTAAACTTTTTGACCTGTTCATAGTATGACCCGTGTGGTTTAGCACCTATTGTTTCACCGATTAATATTAGTTCTTTTGACAGTTTGAGTATCGCAGCGTTGGCATCGACAAGCTCTCGCTTCAAATCAAACACATGCCCACCGGACACATTGAGTTCCCTCGAGAATTCAGCGGCTTCCTCTTTAGCTTCGGCAAGCTCCTTGCAGTCTACGCATGAGCCCTCTTGTGCGCGATTGGCTATTCGCAGGGCTCCGGCAAGCAAACACTTACAGTCGGCAAGGTCAGCGTTGACTACGGTAAGCTGACGTTCCAAATCATCGAGATGTTCACATTGCTTCATTTTGGCAAATTCGCAATTATTTATTGCCATCACTTCCCTTTCTCGCCCATGAAGTAAGCGCGACGACCTTCCGTACATTTATCCTCGCAATCTTCTTGTTTCCGATATACACAACATGCACATCCAAAGTTTCCCTTTTCAAGCATATCCCGCATTGCCTTGTCCTGACGGGTAATTTCTTCCCGCAGATAATCAGTAGCTTCGCGCGAAAATCCCTCAAGGTGGTTCAACGCCCATTCTACGCGGTCACTGTGTATACTCATCACTTTCCTCCTTCGCCTATCTCCGGTAGGTTGATGATTGCAAATCGAATAATTTCGTCATCGGATAAATATGTGCCTGTACCTTCATTATCTCGCCATTCCTTGGCATCATCACTCCAATGGATAAGACAGATTATCGTACCATTGCCAAATAAGCGTTCTGCTAATATCTCAGTTCCATCCCTCAGTGCCTCGGCAATCGGATGCCATTCATCGGCGGCGGGGAAGGCGGGAATATGTGGCGCCATTTCCTCTTGGCATGTATCCACATCGGGACAATCACCACACGATTTAATTTCAGGGCGACATTCTTTCCAGAAGTACATCTTTCGCTCCTTTCATTTACCGGCTGGCAGGACTGGTACACCTGCTCGCTTGTTAGTGCGCGTCCGTCCTTAATTGCAACGCCCAGTATGGACATTAGACTACAGCCGGTAAGGTTGTTTAGCTGGCGGTGAGGGACTGCGGAAAGTCAAATCGTCACCCTCATGCCCAGGGAGGCAGCATCAGCCTCAGTGCTTACTACTAACTTTCCTGATTCGCATGTCTTTCGACCACCGCCAGCATTATCATCGACAGATACAGTATAACCAATTAAAATAAATAGTTATGCAAACTATCAAACAGGAAAGGAAACCCGATGCAAAAATACACCACTGAAGTTTTACTGGCATTGTTTTCTCCTATGCCTCGACATGCGAGGCGGTTATATCAAGCGGTAATTCACGCCAAGACCACAGCATAAACAAAATATACTATAGATGTAACCCCCCAAACAATCGCCACGCCCTTAATTCTTGTATTCGGCTGAAGAAACATCCCGCATAAAAGCAAAGCCAACATGCCCGATTGAAGTGCTTGCCAACTATCCATCTTATCCTCCGATTGTGAGTGCTACCATGATTGCCACCAGCGCCATCCGCACGGCTGTCATTGTCCATTTGCTTGCGTGGAAATCTATGAGATCGAAGAAACATACGTGCTCCTTGTACGCCGTGTCGAATATCGTCTTGTACCGTCCGTACTGATACATAGGTTCGTATGCGACCCACATGACCGTGAGTGCCAGCCCGAACGGCGCCCATGACCCGGCGTGAGACAGCATCCAGACCAAGCCCGCAAACGCCATGAATGATCCCGCGTCAATGGCATGATACCAGCGATACCAGATATGCCCGCGTGCGCCAAGGTTGAACTGGCGAATAAAATCAACCCCCGACATTACATATTGTGAATAATCAGCGCCAAAATTATAGTTATCAATTTCATCATGTCTATCCCATACTATTTGCCGATGCTGCTTGTCGGTCGGCTTACACATGACCTGACTTTGATGCAAACCTCTCAGCGCGTTGGTGATGATAGACAGTACGATAATCCAGCAGATGTAGGTAGTCATGGCTTTGCCCCCTGTTCATTAACAATATCATCAACCGACCTCGTAAATTGTTTCATTGTGAGTGTGTCTGGTCCCGATGACATACTATTCAGCCATCCATTATCAAATACAACTATGTATTTATCAAACTCTTCATCTGTCATGGCTGTTGATTCCTGATCAAGTACAACCAGCGAAAAGTCTGATATGTATTTGTCAAACTCCCCATTGCATTGTACTATCATGCTAATTAGACAAACAATAAGTAGGATACTGATAATTATTTTCATCTCTCACTTCTCCCTTAAGCAGATGTATTTGGTCATGGCCTTTCATCCAATTCACGCCCACAAGAGGGGCATAATTGTACGCCATCTTCCTGCACAATTCTCCGACAGTTTTCTTCAATCGGCTCGTCATGGCAACTCTTTGTGCTATTTAAATTCGAGTATGCTCCCCATCCAACTAAGCATGGGTCTATTTTCCCCGATGGTGTTTCACAGTATCGTCTCATCTTACTCCTCCGTTATATCGGCGGGAGCCACAACACATCCCAGCGCGGTGGCAAGAAGTTCGCCATCTTTATGCATAATGAAATTACCGTGTCGGTTTATCCAAAAATTCACATTTCCGGTGCTTGCATATTGCATCAGCACCTCGACCCCGTTACTAGTCTTGCGGAAATCTGACAGGCGAGCAGGGCGACACGCACCTTCAGCATGACAACTTCCATTTTTGTCATACAGCCAACCAGTATTATACTTGCTGATTCGGAATAATTCCCCCGTGGATTTGTTACAGACCACCTGTCCGACCTCAAACTGCGGCTTCGGCTTAGGTGCGAACGGATGGGCGCAATCAGCGCAGCGATGTGGGTTAGCGTACATCTTGACTTTCTGTCCCGCGATAGTCATGTTCATTGGTTCCGGCTTCTTCTTCACGTCCGGGTCGTCTATGAGCGCGAGGATGGTGCGAAGTTCATTAGGTACAATATGCGCATAAACGGCACTCATCTCCCAATTATATAGTTCATCTTGTGCGGGTTGGCGGAACTCCCCTGCATACACAACTATTTTACCCTCAGGAATGGTAAAAGTAACGTTTCCCTCATACCGTTGTCCCTTGCGCTCAACCTCACGCTTGACATTCTCGAACCGCTCACGCTCGGCAGGTGTGGCAAAGTCAAACCTATCTACCAAATATCCGCCTCCCATGTCATGATATTGACCATCACCTGCTTTATAGAGTGTACCCATTTCGGACACCTCGATAAGCTTGAATAAGCCATAGCATCTGTGTGTCGAGTCCTCAAGCGCACGATTGTTATACACCATCGCCTCGAACGGCTCCGGCGCGGGTTCCCGTTCTTTCCTTGCCGCTTCGATGAACCCATCAAGAACAGCAAGCATAGGGGTGGAATTGTGGGATTTTCTACAGGCATCAACAAGGTCGGCGCATCTATAAAGTGGGCATCCAACATCAAAAGCCCACACACATTTCTTATAATGTTGACAGAACGCACAATTATTAACCGAAGTATAGTCGAATGGCGACTCACCTTTCGCGCCCGCTAATTCCCATTCTCGTATCGGCATCCACTTTTCATCTTTTGCCTGTTGTGCCAGTTGACCGTGTAGTTGTACTTCAGATTCTTTCTTTGTAAATCTACCCTTGCTGTTTCTTTTATCATGCTTCATTGCTTTCCTCCTTGGTTTATTCTAATGCTTCTGCTATCACTGCTCTTATTTCAGGATCAATATTATTCTCTTTACAATATGATTCCAATACTAACAAAAATCCAATACCAACTCCTCTATTTTTTAATCTTTCTATCAGTTTAATAACATTTTTTCTATCCACTTCATCGGTTTTGTAATCGGACATTATAAATGTATCTTCAACTGGCGGAATTTCTATTTCAAATTTTTCTAATGACTTATCTTCAGTATTGTAAATATAGAAATGTGGAATTCTAAACATATCATCTGGGTTTCTGGTTAATCTGAGTAAACAACCAGTATTAACAATAATTCTATTACCATCTTTTTCAATGAAGGGGTAATGATAGTCTCCACATAAGATAAGGTCAAACTCAGGATGAGAAGTAAGATATTTCTTAGCATAAGTAATTTCATGCCCAGGATATAAAGGTTTGTTTCCAATCATATCATGTACAATTAGAATTTCAGTAGTAAATTTTCCATCAGGAATAACGCTAAGCAAACCCACTTTATTGAGAACGCCCATAGCAGTTCTGGATAAATCTGAGGAACGCATGAGTTGGTCATGTTGCCCAGGAATAGTTAGAAATTTTATATCCCATTTTTTTAATTCTATTAGATGTTCAGCTATCTCAGTTATTAAACCAAGGGATGGGGAAGGAATATCAAATAGATCACCTGCCTGTAAAATGGCAGATACATTTTGAGTAATAGCGGTATTAATAATGTATTTCCACTTGTTATATTGGGTAGTTCGGAAATCATCCTTGCGACCAATTGGACAGGTCGAACGGAGGTGGGTATCTGAGAGTAATAGGAATTTCATTGTAATCTCTTTTCGAAAGGGTGGACAGGATTCATTTATTTACCTGCAATCAGTTGTATACAGGAGAAGCTGTGCAACTCCACTGATACCAGACCACGTTTGTCTGTGCATTTTCCTAATGTGGAAATTCTGCCACCACCCATTTTTCATTTTCCTTTTTATTTAACTGGTAAGGGCAACTACGGGTACTCAGGTTTGTAATCACCCTTACCAGCCACCTTCCCACCAAGGAGTGGGGTTACTTGATAATTCCGAAATGTTTTGCCATGTAAAGATCATACTGAATATTGGAATTAATTGCTTTTTCTCCCTTATTTGGAAACTCTGTTTGTACTTTTGCAAAAAGCACTTTAGAATTAGTTTCTCCGGAAAGAATTAAATGGCAGATATATCCCACCATCGAGTCCTTTTTCTCCTTTTTCTCCTTTGGAGTTTTTGCAGGGATAGGATTTTCCACTTTCTTTTCTGGTTTTACTACAGTTTTCTTTTCCAGTTTTGCTTCCTTTGTAACCTTTACAGTATCCTTTAACTGTAAAGATTCAATGATGAATTTCTGGAGTGTTTCAGCAGTTTTGTAAACTCCAGGGTTGGTAGGTCTGATATTGTTTTCTTTGAGGATCGCTTTGAGGATGCTTTTATCCTCAATTGCCAAGATGTTTTCTGCTGTTAATACTTCATTAGCAGCCACCTTCTCTTCAATTTCCTCTGTTTCGGTTTCTACTTCTTCTTCGGTAAGTTTAACATCTTCAGGAGAAGCGATATACTCACCATTAATTTCCAGAGTATCATCATCTTCAACTGCTGTTACTGTTCCTGTTTCCTCCTTTTCAGTGTCGGGATTGATAAAAAGAATTTTCTTGTCAAGATACTCAGATGCTTTCACCACAAACCTCCTTAGTTATTTGGGAACTGTTTCCAGAAAAATAGTATGAACTTTGCACTTTAGAATATCTGCCCATCTCTGTTGTTCTTGTGGTGAAATACTGGATCGCTCAGTTATTACCCTGGAAATGAACTGTTCATTTAATTTTACAGCTTTAGCAAAATCTAACTGGGTACGAAATTTCTTGATGATTTCTAATTTTAGATTTGTATTCAAATGGAATCTCCCCTCTTATTATATTATATATGTTTTTTTGGTGGTATTAAAATAAAGTCAGACTGAATTACTCTATTTCTTTTTAGTGTTTTTGTTACCTTTCCAAGAATATTAAATGCATTTCCATCTTCACCAACTAATTGAACGGTAATGTTTGGATATTTTATATGCATTACTTTTTTCCTTTCTAACAATTTTTATTTTACATTCCCCTCCCCCCTAAAGGGGGAGGGGGAAGGATGTGAAATTAATTTTAATTATTGTACAGTTTTTATTTCCGGCAGATACTTTCCATACCGTTCAGAAATAAAACTGAATAGTGGCACTCTCCGGTTTCGGATTTCGTTGTTTTTCAATTGGTTTGTCTGAAATGAGCTCGCCATATTTTGAATGTTTGAAATATCTTGCTTTTTGAATAATCCGGTTCCGGATCAATCCAGCTTATTACATGAACACGAACCCAATATAAACCACAACCGCATTGATTCGGAACAATTTCACAATTAGCTCAGTAGTTTCCAGGTGCAATCATGCTAACGCCAAGATTTCCCCCACTTGGCGAGGACGGCGCGGGCTTTGCGAATATCGCCAAGTTTGATTGATGTATCTTGTATTATAAGTAGGGTTCGGTTATCGGGGAGTGAACCCATGTGGCGAATATCGAGATCCGCAAGTGGTTTAAGCATTATTGCCAGTTCCCGCGCCTGCTGTTCGAGGACGGGTATAGTCTTACTTGGCGGCTCTCCGAAATGCCCGGGTAAATATTCGTCGATTACTGAGAGGTCGGCTTTTAAGCGGGCATTTTCCTGTTCAAGTGGCGCGTACACCTCGCGGATAATTCGGGCGATGGCATCAATACGAGGTTCTGCCAATTCTCCGAATATGATTGCCTTGTCGCGGTCAATGCGTTCAGCCGCTTGTTCGGCGGCATCGGGTTTCAATTCGTGCATGTCATTCCTCCTTCAGCGCGGCTTTGATTTCGGTCTCGGTTGGCTTGTGTCCGCCGAGTATCAGCACAAGCAGGTTTCGCATCTTGTTATAGCTATTACATGCGGAGACAATCTTGGCACCCGAAAGATTGC